AGCCGCTGCCCGCGGCGCATCGAGATCCTGCTGCTGATTGCCGTGCTGGCCAGCTATGCACTGTGCCTGCTGGGGCTGCAGGCCCGGGAGGTGGGGCACGAGCGGCGCTTCCAGAGCAACAGCGTCAAGGACAAGCACGTGCTGTCGCTGTGGCGGTTGGGACTGGAGTATGCACGCACTTATGCGGGAGACATTTCCCCGGAGAGGCTGCGGGAGCTGGAACTGGCCCTGCGGCGGGAGGTCCACCGGCAAGCGCAGGAACTGGGGTGATTTTGTGGGGATCACTCAGGTTCGGCTTCATCCAGCCGGAACAGGGCGGTGAACAGTTGTTCGTGCATATATCGGCGATGCGCGGCGACCGCCGCCCTGCGCCGGGCGAAGCGGTGCTGTTCCTCGCGGAGCCCGATCAGCAGGGCAGGCTGAGGGCCAGGCACATGCGTTTCGACGAGTTGACTCTCGACCGCCCGGCTATCCGGCGCAAACCGCGGCCGGCTGCGATTCAGCCGGAGAGACCTGCTTGCAGGGACCGTTCCGGGCGCAGCGATTCTGGCGCTATCCGGAACCTGCCACTCAAGTCGACCCTGTTTCTCGGGCTCTGCGCGCTACCAGTTGGTGGTGCGCTGCAGATGCTGCAGAGGACCGACTTCGTCTGGCCGCTGTGTGCCTACGGCCTGCTCAGTCTGATCGGTTTCTTCCAGTACTGGGGCGACAAGAACAGGGCGGAGAAGGGTGGCTGGCGCACGCCGGAAAACACCCTGCATGCCGTCGAGCTGCTCGGCGGCTGGCCGGGGGCGCTGCTGGCGCAGCAGGTGTTCAGGCACAAGACGCGGAAGGTCTCGTATCAGGCGGTGTTCTGGGGAATCGTCGGGCTGCACCAGGCGTTCTGGGGCGATTGGCTGCTGCTGGGCGGGAAGTTCGTCCGGCAAGTGCTGCCGCAGTTGGCCGGGTTCATGTCGGGGCGGATTTATTCGCGGCCGGCAACTGCCGCGAATGAATTTGCCCGGCATAAAAGCGGCCGGCCTGATGGCCGGCCGTATAGCTTCAGATCACCACGCCCTGGCTGCGCAGGTAGTCGTCGTAGGTGCCGCTGAAGTCGGTCACGCCGTTCTCGGAAAGCTCGATGATCCGGGTGGCCAGGGAGCTGACGAACTCGCGGTCGTGGCTGACGAAGATCAGCGTGCCCGGATAGTTCTCCAGCGCCAGGTTGAGCGCCTCGATGGATTCCATGTCGAGGTGGTTGGTCGGCTCGTCCATCACCAGCACGTTGGGCTTGTTGAGGATCAGCTTGCCGAACAGCATGCGGCCTTGCTCGCCACCGGAAATCACCTTCACCGATTTCCGGATGTCGTCGTTGGAGAACAGCATGCGGCCGAGAGTGCCGCGCACCAGTTGCTCGCCGCCCTGGGTCCACTGGCCCATCCAGTCGAACAGGGTCATGTCCTGTTCGAAGTCGTCGGCGTGGTCCTGGGCGAAATAGCCGACCTCGGCGCTTTCGGTCCACTTCACCTCGCCGGACAGAGGCGGCATCTCGCCGATCAGCGTGCGCAGCAGGGTGGTCTTGCCGATGCCGTTGGGGCCGATGATCGCCACCCGCTCGCCGGCCTCGATCTGCATCGACAGGCCCTTGAACAGCGCGTTGCCGTCGAAGCCCTGGCTGACCCTCTCGAGGGTCACCGCCTGGCGATGGAGTTTCTTGGTCTGCTCGAAGCGGATGAACGGGCTGACCCGGCTGGACGGCTTGACCTCTTCCAGCTGGATCTTGTCGATCTGCTTGGCGCGGCTGGTGGCCTGCTTGGCCTTGGAGGCGTTGGCCGAGAAGCGGCTGACGAAGGTTTGCAGTTCGGCGATCTGCGCCTTTTTCTTGGCGTTGTCGGCCAGCAGGCGTTCGCGGACCTGGGTCGCCGCAGTCATGTACTCGTCGTAGTTGCCGGGGAACAGGCGCAGCTCGCCGTAGTCCAGGTCGGCCATGTGGGTGCAGACGCTGTTCAGGAAGTGGCGGTCGTGGGAAATGATGATCATGGTGGAGTTGCGCGCGGTGAGCACGCCTTCCAGCCAGCGGATGGTGTTGATGTCCAGATGGTTGGTCGGCTCGTCGAGCAGCAGCACGTCCGGGTTGGAAAACAGCGCCTGGGCCAGCAGCACGCGCAGCTTCCAGCCGGGAGAGACGGCGCTCATCGGGCCGAAATGCTGCTCCAGCGGAATGCCCACCCCGAGCAGAAGCTCGCCGGCGCGGGACTCGGCGGTGTAGCCATCCATCTCGGCGAACTGCACTTCGAGGTCGGCGACCTTCATGCCGTCCTCTTCGCTCATCTCCGGCAGCGAATAGATGCGGTCGCGCTCGGCCTTCACGTTCCACAGTTCCTCGTGGCCCATGATCACGGTGTCGATCACCGAGAAGTTCTCGTAGGCGAACTGGTCTTGGCGCAGCTTGCCGAGACGCACGTTGGGTTCGAGCATCACCTGGCCGGCGGAGGGCTCGAGGTCGTCGCCGAGGATCTTCATGAAGGTGGACTTGCCGCAACCGTTGGCACCGATCAGGCCATAGCGGTTGCCGTTGCCGAACTTGACGGAGACGTTCTCGAAGAGGGGCTTGGCCCCGAACTGCATGGTGATGTTGGCGGTAGAAATCAAAGCTTAGTCCTGCAGGGGGTTCAGAGAGTCGTTGATTTAAGCTGTACCACTTTTGTACCAATTTGGCTTTTTTCGGGGGCTTTATCGAGCTTGTCGAGCTCATGCCAGTCGGTGCTTGAGTTGATCCAGCGAGCGTAGGTGGATAGTAACATCTGCACGCTATGCCCAAGTTGGGTTGCGATGAAAGCAGGGTTCATGCCGGCCATCAGGCACATGGTTGCGTAGGTGTGCCTGGCGTTGTATTGCGGACGATCGCGCAGACCGAGCTTGCGGAGCGCGCCCTTGAAGTACCGATCGGTGGTGGAACTCTCGGTGATGTGCTCGGCGATCTTGGCCGGGGGGAAGACATAGCGTGACTCAGGGAAAGCCAGATTGCGCTGTGCTCTCGATGTGGCGATTCCCCTTGCCTGCTCCAGGGCGTGGAGAGCCCGATTGTTCAGCAGCACGATTCGCGACTGTCCTGTCTTTGTGCGCTCATGCACCGTGCCGCTGGCGACCACTCGACAGACGTGCGCGCTTTGCTGGGTGACGTCTACTTCGTCCCAGCGAAGCGCCATGATTTCCGAGGGACGCATGCCTGTGTAAAAGGCAAACTCGAAGTAGCAGGCATATACCATGGACTGCCATTTCAGGTTTTCGTACAGCCAGGTAATGACCTGATCGGCCTCTTCCCGGGTGAACGGGTCGACAGCCTTCTTGTTTCGCCGCGGCAGCTCGATGGAGTCAACAGGGTTCCGTGGAATCAGTTCATCCCTGACCGCTGATTTGAGCACCGATCCGAGGCGCAGAAGTGCATTTCTCTTGGCGCTCGGTGATTTCCACTCGGTGTCGGTAATGATCCTGCGCAGCTTCATTGATGTGATCTGGTCGAGCGGAGTTGTTGCAAGGTGCGGCATCCAATAGATGTTCAGTGCCCAAAGGTAATTTTTCCGGGTGCCGATCACGATGTCGCGGGAGTTCAGCCAAGTCTGCGCGTATTCGCCAAATAATGGGGAGAGGCCATCTTGCGCGTAGGAGGTTCTCGGGAAGAGCTCAATATATTTTTCATCGCTGAGCATACCTAGCTTGGCAAGCTGGATTACCTGAGCTCTAAGACCGGAGGCTGCTTGGATGCCCTGCGGGGTTTGCGGGTAGGAAAGGGTTTCGCAGCAGCGCTTTCCGTTGCGCATGAACCTGATGCGGATGCTTTGTCCGACAAGCTCAACTCCGGTTGGCAGGTCCAGTGATTTTCTAGCCACTCCTCGTACCTCCTGATGCTGTACATGATCACACCATCGACGTTTGCCCACACGTACTCTGGGATCACCTTCCTGTGCCGCTTGCTTTGCAGGGCTCGGCGCGTGGTCTTATAGATGTCAGCCATCTGCGCCTCAGTCACATGGTCTGGCTTGTGTTCGCTCATTGAGTCTCCCTGCCCCGGCCTGGCCGGGGAGTGTGGGCGGGGTGGGGTTAGAGGTAGCTGATCTCGTCGCCGTCGACGCTGATCGCGTAGCAGGGGAAGATGTTCAGCGAGTGATCGCGCATGACCTCGCGGGCATCCTGCTCAGTCTCGAACTGGGCAATGTTCCCGTGCTTGTCCTCGATGTTGACGAAGTGGCCGTTGTTTTCACGAAGGTCGACCAGGATTATCCAGGGCATGACTTCTCCGCGCCGCCCGTGGGCAGCGTCATTTGATTGATGTTCGTATGGAAGGCCGGCTAGCCAGCAGCGGCGCAGTCTGCGTGTTTGACGGTCATTTGACTGATGGCTCTGTTCCGGCCTCAATCACTGCCCTGTCGTACTCGTCCAGGGCTGCGTCGATGCGCTGAATCACATCCAAGGTGTGCGCCCGAAATCCGACCGAGGCTTTCAGCTCTTTCAGTTCGTCGCCGGCTTCTTTCAGCAGCACATGCAGCCCATCGACCTCGGTGCGCATGATGGCGATCTCATCGCGCAAGGCGCACCTCTTTGCGTGATTCTTATCCCGCTCCTTTCGCGCTTTTTTGAGGTTGCCCTCGACCCTCGTCAGTCTTTCTCCGAGCGCCTTACAACTGCCCCGTAGGCTGATATTTTCGCCCTGCAACTTGTGTCTTTCTCGCTCGCTTTCGTCGAAATCTTCGAAGCGAACCCACTGACCAACCTGGCTTTCGATGACCTCGACGAATTGGTCGCTGTGATTTACTCGGCTCATCGGCTGGCCTCCAGGGCGACCGCAATAGACTCATCCACCGCGTCATCGAGATGGCCTGGATTGCTTCTGATCTCTACGCCTCCCTCTTCCCAGCTCGCAGTTGCCCCATGATCGCGCAGCCACCGATACCGCTCCGCATCCCTCCGCAGCCGCTCGACCTCGTCGCGCATACCGTCTCGGCTCTGCTCAAGCTGCGCGATTGTGCGGTCGCGGAGGTCGAGCAGGTCGAAATTCGGCCGCGGCCCAAGCGGCGGCTTCCACTGCTCGCCGCCGTGGTACGTGTACCCCAACTGCTCAAGCGTCGCCCGAGCCGCGTTCCGCTCGCGCTCGTGCGCCCGAAGCTCCCAGCGCCGCTCCGCCAGCCGGTCAGCCTCGGCGCGCAGGGTGTCGCGCTCATCGCGCAGCCTTCCAGCCTCTTGCTGGGCTTCGCCCATGGCATTCTCGAACGCTGACACATTCCTTCTGGAGCTGTCCCGCTCCTCCTCGGTAATTATCAGGTCCTCCTCCAGCTCCCTGCACAGCTGTTCCAGCCGGTTGCGCTCAGCGGTTACTTTCATGCGCAGTTCGTGCTCTCGTGCCCAGTCATTGCACTCTGCGTTCGTCGCACTCACCGCCCGCTCTATTTGAGCCTGCAGGCCGGCGACGATGCGGTCGTGGTCGGCGGCGAAAACGCATTCGCGCGCCTCGCGGCCCTGGATGTCTACGACAAACGGCTTCGCTTCCTCGCTCATGCGTCATCTCCAAGCAGGGCGCGTAGCTCGTCAACGGCTTCGTGCAGAGTCGACCAATCACCTTGGCTTTCAGCGATGTCGATTCGCTCCAGTAGCTCCCTCGGCACCTTCACAACGTCCGGCTGCTCGGCCTTCCTGTCGTCGGGATGTGTCCAGATGACCACGCACTTCTCAGGCCCGCCATTGACGATGAATCGCCCGTCCCCGTTCTCGTAGGAGATAATCAGCCCCTGGAGCATTACCCCGTCACGAACCCCGTTCTTGACCCGCAGGGATGCGTACACGGGCATGGCCGGATCAATAGTCCGAAGCTGGGCGATCAGGTTGCCCACCGTGCCGGCGCTGCCCCATTTGACCGGCTGCTCGGCCTGCTCCGGCGCTGCGGTGTCGCCGGGGGCGGCAAGCATGGCGCGGAGTTCGGCCGATGACTCCTCAAGCCTGCGCATGTCTGTCGGGCAAACATCAGCGCGGCACGCCATCCATGCGATTACCTCGCTTGCCCGCTCCAGCACCTCGCGCAACCCATCTGGCGCTTTGATCGAGGCCACCCGTGCGATGAAATCGTCCAGCTCGGTCGCACTGAAGTGATATTCGCCATCCTCGGTCCCGCCGATCTCGAAAGCGATCTGGTGGATTTCGTCGCTATTCCCCTGCTCTGGCGCTGCGGTGTTGCCGGGGGCGGCTGGCAGCGGCATCCAGTGAGTAACCCCATCGACCGGATACCAATCATCCGCGCAGCGCCAGCCGTCCTCCGATAGCTCGGCAATTTCTGCACCTCCGGCGCCCCAGACCAGCACGACACTAGTAGGGATTTGGGAATCCGCCGGCACCCACTGGCCCTGCTGCCCTGGCGGGGTCGGCGCTGCGGCGAGCAACTGCTCGACCATGGAAGCGGCAGCCTCTTGTATGTACGCCTGAACCGCACAAGCCTGCGCCTCATCAGCGTCTTCGCCTTCGAGTTCTCTTTCTGCCGCCCGGTCGCCCTCCGCGCCTTTGCGCATCCTGGCTACGAAATTTTCCGCCTTGGCGCGCAGATCATCCGGCACGGCCACCGGACGCGCTGGCGGGGTCGGCGCGATTGCTTCGGCAACGCTATTCGCCAGTCGCAAAAATGCGTCGTAGTTCACGCCGAAGGCCATAGCTTCTTCAAAGGCAGCACGGGACATGTCCTCAATGCTGATGCTTGGGGCTGCGGGCGGGGTCGGCACGGCCATCGGGGCGGCCTGCTGGGCGTCTGCCTCATACCCAGCGGCAAGCTCAGCGGCTGCGTGGCGGGCGTCGCGGTGGCCTGACTTGTAGGCGAGCATCTGGCTGACGTTGGCGTCCTTCGGCGGTGTGCACGGCAGGCGCATGATCTGGTCGTGCAGGCTCTGCGCCGGCGCTGTCGTTTCGTTGGTCATTGCATGTTCCTCCCGATCTCGGCCGCGGCGCGTAGGATTGCGCGACGAATCATCGAGTAGTTGCATCCGTTCGGCTCAAGGTATGCCGTTTCAATCTCATCGCCGCTTTCCGAGTCGCAGATGTCGCATCCGTCCTCGAAGGCCTTGATGGACAGGTTGAGGTCAACCGCCAGCCTCAGCGCATCGCCATCATCGGAAAGCGGGTTCCAGTGAGCTCCAGACTTGCAGCCGTCACTCTCGACGCGCAGAGAGATTGGTGCTGAGCGGTCTACAACGCGCAGGCCGGCCGCCTTCGCCGCCAGCTCCAGCAATTCGCGGTCGTTCATTGCTTCGGCTCCTTCAGTTTTCGAGCGTGATCGGCGATCTTCTTGGCCAGTTCATCGTCCGGCATTCCAATGGCGGCAGCGATGAACTGGCGAACTTGTGAGGCATCGGAACGGCTCAGTTTCGGGCTGATCCCGTTTTCCTGGATGCCTGAAACGCTGCGCATTGCGTCGCATGCCTCAGTGTATGGGTAGCGGCTCACTGGTTCTTCTCCTTCGTCTTGGCCGGCTTGGTCACCGGCCGGCAGCGGTAGCACCGGCACTCGCCGATGCGCTTGCCGTCAGTGCGGCAGTAGGTCGGTTCATGCGCGCCTCCGATCCTTCATCGTCTCGTTGCGGTTGATCTGCTGGTACCCGGTGCAGATCACGACGACATCTGCGCCGTCTCGGCGGTGGACCGGCATCGTGTCGAACGGCAGGCCGCTGCAGTCATCGTGCAGCCGGGTGCAGTGCCGGCATCGGCCGGCCTTGGGGTAGTAGGTCATGCTGTCCTCCACGTTGCTTCGAGGTGCTGGGCAATGCGCTGGCCGATCCAGCGCACCACCGGTACCGCCTTGCTGTTGCCGATCGCCTTGTAGCGCGGCCCGTCCGGGCATTCCTCGGCCGGCCTTCCGCGCCACGGGATCAGCGTGTAGTCGTCGCTGAGTCCCTGCAGGCGCTCGCATTCGCGCGGGGTGAGGCGGCGGATGGCTGAATGGATCAGGGCATGCGGCTTATCGCCTCCGCCAGTTGATGCACGCAGGCAGCCCGCGACCTCGTCTCCCGCCTCGATAGTCCCGCCACCCTCTCGGCCGCGCAGGGCAATCGATAGCACGGCATTCTCCTGCCCGCTGTTTCGGCCCAAGGCGAAAGCCTTGTCGCTGACACAAGGATCTTGGGTGCCGTGGACGCAGAACGTCTCGCTCTCGAAGTCGCCGCGCTGCGCCTTTGCCAGAAGGGTTCCGCCTTGGAACAGCGAACCACCCTGGTTCCCGCCGCCAAACGCCGGAACGCCAGCCAGCACGCTCACGCCAGGGCCATCCTCTCCTTCACAGGCTGGGCATCCCCAAGGGCCAAGACTTTCGGGGAACAGGTATCCGCATCCGCACTGGAGCGCAGGGCCGAAAGGAGCGTGTCCGGCAACGTCTTGCCCCTCGCCTCGGCGCGGCGGAGTATCCCGGCGCACGCCTTCGCGCTCAAAAAGTACCGCGGCTGGATCGAACCCTCCTCGAGCACTTGCGACAACGAACACACGGCGGCGCCGTTGGGCCAGGCCGAAATATTGGGCGTCAAGAACCCGCCACGCGATTGCTCGCCGGGGTCCATACACACAACCAGCGTCCGTCCACCTGGGCCCTGAAGGCTGCAGTTCGCAATCCTCCCCAGCCAGCGCGCCAAGAAAGCATCCGAAGGCGTTGCCTTTGTCGGAGAGGACGCCGGGGACGTTTTCCCAGACGACGATGGCGGGTTCCTTACATCGACGGGCGCGAACATGGTCAATTGCATCGGCTAGCTCCACAAACTTGATTGTCAGGGCTCCCCTCGGGTCGGTCAGGCCTTCGCGCATGCCCGCCACGCTGAATGCCTGGCATGGCGTGCCGCCGACGAGAATGTCCGGGGCTGCCACGCTTCCGTTCAGCGCTTTGCTGGCAATCTTCGTCATGTCGCCCAGGTTGGGGATATTGGGGTAGTGGTGCGCCAGTACGGCGCTGGGGAAGGGCTCTATCTCAGCAAGCCAGTCGGCGCGCCATCCCAGGGGATGCCATGCGACAGATGCGGCCTCGATGCCGCTGCAGACGGATCCATAGGAGAGGATCATGGCTTTCTCCAGGCAAAGCGCCGCCGTGCCGCGTGTGCGGCAAGGTCGGGGGATAGGGGGTTATTCGTTGCGTGACAGGGTGCCGTGACTACGGCCCTTGGATCAGGCGGGGGATTACGCTTCTTCGAGCCGTTCCAGCTTCTCGCTCAGAGCCTCGAGCAGGATTTTTTGGTGCTCTTGGCCATCCAGGTAGCTCTCCAGCGCCAGAATGATGAGGCTGTTCATGCTGGTGTGCTGTGCTACGGCAGCAGCGCCAATTCGGTCGCGCATACCGCCGGGAAGGCGAATCACGAACTTGTCCGCTTGGCGGGAGTCGGTCATTGGTCAGTCCTTGCTGGTTTGTGATAGCGCAGTGTGACAGTAATATGATAGCCATGTGACAGCTATAGCCGAATCAGCTCTGCCAAGGCCTTATCGCTGAGGCGGTCGGCGCCGTGGATGAGCCGAGTGATCAAGTCTTGCGGCTCTTCGATTCCGGCCCGCTCCATCGAGCGAATCAGCTTCGCGTCAGTACCCTTGAACAGGTCGAGCGTGATGCGGCGGGAGAGAAGGCGGGCGAGGCGCTCCTCCTCCTTGAGCTTCTTGCGTTCGCGCTCTTCGCGCTTGCGTTCTTTGGCGGTCTTGGCGGTCATGGCAGGCAGCGCTCCAGCAGCGTTGCGCCGCGCAGCTTGCCGTCCCGCATGACGATGATCTGGCCGCCGGCCACCTGCACGACGATGTGTGGCTCGCCGCGTGAGGTGGCGAGCTGCTGGGCGTGTTTGATCAGCTTTACGGCCACGCTCATCGCTCGCTCCCCATAGCCTTCCTGGCGAAGCTGGCCAGTTCGCGCTGCGGACTACGCCGCCGCTTGAGCACAGTCTCCGGGTCGATCTTGCTGCGGCGCGGCGGCATGGGCTTTTGCTCGTAGCCGGTCAGCTCGGTAACGGCGCCGCCGGATCGGGTGTGGCTCTCAAAGGCTCGGGCAAGCCGCTGCCTGTCCGCCTCTTTGCTGGGCAGAGTGTTGATTGCGTCGTACATGGGATATCCGAGGCCGGTCAGCGCCGGCGGCTGTTGATGTTGATGTGGTGCGTTTCGGCGGTGCTGCGGAGCACCCAGCGGCTGATACCAACCTGCGCGCAGATTTCTGCCTGGGTGTGGCGGGTACTGGCTAGCTTGGCGATCTGGTCGACTAGGCATGCCCTGGCCTTTCGGCGTGCCTGCCTGGTCTGATCGGTGAGAGTGTTGAACTGGACGCCGTATTCGGCGGCGATCCGGCTTATTGTCCTGGCCGACCGTTTGAAGGCCTTGGCCGCAACAACAACGCCCGCATCTGCATACTCGGGAAGGGCCCGCGCTATGGCAGGATCTGCGTCTCGATGGCCGTCCCATCTCATGCGGCCTTCTCCCTCAACTTGGCCTCGTACTCGTCGACCAGAAGCTTGAATCGCCACAGGTCTTCCTCGAGCTGCTCGATGTAGGCCTCGTCGCGCTTGAACTCGCGCCACCACAACTGACGGCCAATGGGTTCAAGGGCTGGGCAGTACATGCCGATGTGCCAGTACTTGCGGCCCGTGATCCACATGCAGCCTTGCACCTGGTCGAAGATGCCGCTGGCGTCGTTGTCGATATGGAAGGCGCGCAGCTTCTCGGGGGCCACGAAGCATTTGTACTCGCAGCCGCCGTCCTCTCCGATCAGGCCGTCTGCGCTGGCACCGAAGGCGCCGTCGTCGGTCATGACGAAGCCGGCGCGCTGCACGATCAGGCCGGTCTGCATCTCATGCTCCATCCGCGCCTGAGGCTCGAGTTCGTGGCCGCGCTTCATCTGCCACGTCTCGAAGCCTTCATCCAGCGGTTGCCCGCTGATCCGCTCAATCGCCAGCTTGAAGGCATAATCGAGGGCGGCCTCGGTGGGCTGTCCTTTGCGCGGTCCACTTTTCAGCATGGCCCTGGCCTTCTCGAACATACTGGCCGTTATGCAGCCGGCACGGGCAAGGTGCCAGTCGACGCTGCCCTGCTCGCATTCGATGATCTTCATGCTGCGTCACCTTCCAGCGTTTTTTCCTCGAAGGCATCGAGTTCCTGTTTGCGATTCGCAACTGCGGCCTTGATCTGGTTGTAGGCAGCCATGTCTTTAGCCTGACGAGTCTCTGCCAGCGCCGCCTGCCAGGTCTGCTTGAGCGCATCCTGTGACTCTGCGCGGACAACCTGGTCGATCCATCGCTGAGCCATTTCGGCATCGTGCTGCGGCTTGTCGGAGAACTGCAGACCCTCGCCGCCATCGGTGTTCAGGTGGTGGATGGCTTGCTCGAGGCGCTCCGTCTTCGGCCAGTATTTGTAGGCGCGCTTGACGCAGGTCTTCTTGGCCATCTCGCCCGGGTCGGTAACCCAGGGGCATGAGGCCTTCTTGTTGATCCAGGCTTTCCAGGCGCTCGACCGGTCGCGGATAGCGTTCACCTCGTCGATGCTCATGGTCTCGGTGAGGTAGTCGCCGTCTGCTGTCTTGACCACGACGTAGACGCCGACGACTTCGCCGCGGTCCTTGGAGAACGGGTTGCAGGAGTGGGTCGGCGGCTTGTCGAAGCCGTTCAGGGCGAATGTGTCGCTGGAGTAGACCAGCTCTGCCTGGGCCCACCGGATGGCTCCGGTGGACATGGCTAGATCCATCAGGCCCATGTAGCTGATGTCGAGGCAGATCCGGCCGTCCCGGGGGACCAAGTAGGCCTGCTTCTTGGCCGGGTTCAGGCTGATGCCGATAGCCGCAATATTGGTCACGGCGTTGACGACAGACTGCCTGTTCTTCAGGGCAATGCCGGTCGCGTAGTCGCTGCCGGATATCGTCTGGATGGCAAACCCGGCTTCACGCTCGAAGTTCAAGGTTCGATCCGTCAGGACGGACGCGAAGGAGTCCCGCGTGCCGTAGATGTCCTGAGAGATTGTGGCGATTGCGTTGCTCACGGTCTTTCTCCTGCGCACGCGAATCCCTACGGCGTGCGCATTGGGTGAGAGTTGAGGGGGTTCAGCAGGCCGGGCGAGTCTGCTCGATCATCAGCACGGCGATGAAGATCAGGCCGGCGACGATGGCGATGATGTTGGCGGTGCGCCAGAGCTTGGCGCGGCGGTAGGGGCTCATGCCTGCTTCAGTTCCTTGACGATCTGGTGCTGGGTGTCGATGGCGAAGCGGCGGCGGAAGCCGGCCAGCCAGCGGCGGAGGCGGGTGGTGCGCAGGCGGTACAGCGTGGCGACGGGGCTGGTTGCCGGGTAGAACACGGTCCATTCACCGCCGCAGCAGTATTTGTAGACCGGGGCCTCGGTGTGCCCATCGTTGCGGGAGAGCGACTTGGCGCCGAGCAGGCTGCCGGCGGCATACTTGTCGAATTGGCGTTTCATGCGGCCTCCTGCAGAAGATAGGCATTGAGCTGATCGGTGATGGCGTGGACCTTTTTGAGCGCCTCTCCGGCGTCGAACTGCTTATCGGCGGCGTAGAACGGTGCGATGAATGCCTTCCACGAAAGCAGGCAGGTAGGCTCGTTTCCGAAGGCCCAGTGACTGCCCTCCGGATAGACATCAACCGCCAGCTCGTTGATGTGCGCTCGGTACTCGATGTGCACCTGGGCGATTCCGGACATGCTTACTTCGAGGCAGGTCGAGAAAAGATCCTCGACGGCCTCTTTGATCGAGTCGTTCATGCTGCGCGAGCCTCTTCGAAGTCGAGCTTGTTGGTGCGGCGGGCGCTGGCCAGTTCGGCGCGGGCGAGGCGCTGGATTTCGAAGGCGTCGCCGGCAAGGACGCTGGCCAGCTCGGCGATCTCCAGCGGCGCGTCGGTCGCCTCCAGCTTTGCGACGCTGAAGAAGTCGCCGTCTTCGTCGCTGTAGACGTCCAGGGTGTAGCGGATGCCGAGGTGTTGAACCGTGATTTCCATGTGGGTTTCTCCTGTCTGCATGAGGATGCGCCCTGCTTGAGGGGGCATTCCGATGGAGGCGGGGGAGTGGAGGAGGGTGTGGCCGGTTACGCCGGCCAGGCGACGAATCCCCGGGCGAGGGAAAGGAGCAGCCCGTGATTCGCTGCAGGGGTTTTTTCCTCATCGGCGCACTGGCCTGCTGATCGCCGTCTGGGATATCCGGTTTCCCGGCCCGCCCAGCGCGGGTCATGTGTCTGTGGGGGAAGAGGGATGCCGAGCGGCATCGGTGGAGTGGTCTGGCCGGAGCCAATCCCGGCACAGGCGGGTTTCTTTCCTTCCGCCGCTGGATGGAAGTCGAGCCTTGGCGGGCGCATTCAGACCACTCCCCGATGCCGCCCCTTTCGGGGTGATCGGGCCCGTGTGACGGGTTAAGCGGCCAGTTCATGCGGATGGCAGTAGATCCTTGGACCGGCCTTGCCAGGGGAAACTGCAAGCCGTTGTGCGACGGCCCCGGCCAGTTCTGCAGCCCGGTAATTGACGATCTCGCAGTCAGTGCCAAAGCAAACTGAACGGCACACGTCCACTGAGCCATCGGCGTTGACGCGGAATTCCTGCTTACCGAAGACGGCGTGTCCGATCACCGCGCGCTGTGTGGCGGCCGACAGTCGAATCCAGCTTCCTTCAAGTCCTGCAAGCGCGATTGTTTCGAAGAGCGCCAGGTAGTCGGCCTTGTCTGGTATGGCCCATGTGGGGATTTCGACGAATTTGATGGTGGTCTTTTTCATGGAATTGATCCTCGGTTGGCTTCCCAATGCCGCCTCGGCGAAGCGGCATCAGGAAACGTTCGGCGTTGTCTTGCCCCGGTCGTCCCGCTGCTGATTGCAGGCATTCCGGATGATTCATTGGTTGGCCGCGGAGCTTCCTGTTCACCTGGCTCGATCAGCGTTGCCGGGTGGTCGTTGGCATAGGGGTAAAACGCGCTTCCCTACAGATCCTGTGCGGCCCGGTTGAGTGGGGCAGGTCTGCGCGAGTTGCCGGTCCGTTCACCGGCTGGGCTTGCTACTTCATGGGCTGGTTCCTCCTGTGGTTTGGTCGCTGCGTCCTGCTGTACCGGTGAATCGCCTTCGTCTCAGGCACCCGGCAGGGAGCATTTGCAGCGCAACCCTCCATCCGTTCTCGTGGCCGACCCTGTATTCCTGGCCGGCTGACGCATCACCTGATTTCGAGCTGGCAGGGTTCTCCCTGCGATATCCGGTTCCAGAACCGGCACGGGCGACTGTTTAGCTTTCTCACCACCGGAATCCCGGTAAGTCGCTGGTTCACGTCGAGTTTTGAAAGAGCATTCCCGGCTACCCGGAGGCATCGCTGCCCGTCTCGGCGCGGTGGGCGCTGAGGGGCTTTTGAGGCCCTTGGCGGCTAGCCAAAGATGTCTTGTTAGCCGTCTATGGCTAAAAGATTATGCATATCCGGGTGATTGGTCAAGCCGTTTACGGCTAAAACTTTTCAGGGAGGCGGGGAGTGGAGGTTGTCAGCCGGAAAAGGGGCATGAAAAAGCCCGCGCTAGGCGGGCTTTGGGGAGGGCTTTTTGTAGTGATATCGGATGGCTATCGTTTGCGGCGATCCATCCAGGAGCCTGTCACGACCCCGCAGATGATAGTCCCGTCTGGAACACGGATGATTCGATCAGGCCACGACTCATTGACGGCGATCAAGAATTTTTCTCCGTCCGACTCGACTTGGAGCCGCTTGAATGTGGCCCGCCCATCTGGCGTCCTTACCACCACGTCGCTTCCGTGCGTCGCCTCTACATCTGGGTCTACTTGGATGATCTCGCCATCTCGGTAGTCTGGGAACATGCTGTTACCGCTGACCCTCAGACAGAACGTCGAGTTGCCATGTCTGAACGGCGATTCCAGCCACTCCTCAGCATCCCCAGGCGCGAGTTGATCAATTGCCTCGTACAGCATCCCAGCGGCTACCCACGAAATAAGCGGAACAAGTCCGACTGCCCCATTCGTGCCTTCCACGTTTGAGCTTTCGCCCGAAAGGCTCCTGATTAGCCCAGGATCGATCAAGTCGGATGCGGTCAGCTTGAATACTCGAGCTAGCGATTCGACCGTTTCAACCCCTGCATCCGTTTCGTTGCGAAGGATGCGGCCAACGGTAGTCTGCCCCACCCCAGAGCGCTCGGACAAGCGCGTCTGAGTGCCGAGTTCTGCTGATCCAGCCATTAAAAACTTCAGATTATTAGCCAGAACCTGGCGCGTAGATGTCATGTCGGGCCCCTGGAAACCGAGGAGCCAAGAGTGCCATTTATGATTAGCCATGTGCGGCTTGCTCGCATTAGCATTTTGCGGCTATGCTTAGTCATATACTGCTTGAGACCGTTCCGTATGAAATCTAAAAAACCACAACGCGCTGAGCTGCTGGACATGCATGGATACGTGCTCGATCAACTCGCACGCCGCAAGGGTGACTGGTCGGAGATCAGCAAGGAATCGGAAGTCCCGTACTTCACGATCAGCAAGATCGCAACTCGTGCAACAGCTGATCCTCGCATCAGCACGATCCAGAAGCTGGCGAACTACTTCGCCAAGAATCCAAAGGCCGCATAGAAATTTCCCCCCGAAACAAGGAAATCCCCATGTCCTACGAAATCCGCAGCCACGTGAAAGCCAACGAAACAAAGGTCCGCCTGGACGATGAAACCGACGAGCTTCTGCGGAGCATGGCCCGCTTCAGCCGGACGCAAAAAGCCGTTCTGGCCCGTCGCATCCTGATCAAGGGGCTGCGCGAGATGCTGGTGGAGCTTGGCGTTGAGTCTACCGCCACGTCGGATGTGGCCTGAAGGCCCGCGGGAGGGCCTATGTCCGATCAAAACGTTGTGGATGTTGGGCTCTTGGATGAAGAGCTGGACGACCTGCTACAGGCGCTGGCGGAAAAAACCGGCAAAGACCCGATGGACGTCGGCGGGAAAGTGATCCGCGACACGCTTCGGAAAATGGAGCTGCTTCAGGGGTTGAACGAGGGGCAGGTCCTCTCGTTCCCCGGAGGGCCTGCCAAGGGCCTGAAACGGAACTAAGGGCCTGAACAGGCCAAATCGCAGGCAACAGAAGGATTGAGCAGTGACAGACCAAGAATTGAGCAAAACCGTCCAGGTGAACCGGGAAATTGTCGAATCCACGCTCAGCCAGGTGCTGATCGAAGAGCTTCCAAGGGTTGGGCTTCATGACAAAACGGCCTTTGCCAAGGAGACCGCAAAGGCCGTCCTGGCGGCCTATGTCGAACTGGCCTTGTTCATATCTTCAGAGCCTCAGGATTAATTCTCATGGGATCTCTCGGCGGGCGAGAAAGGGCTTCGGTCAGTTTTTGGTGTGCCTCGACGATTGCGTCGATGTCGTACCCGATTTTCCCTGCCGTGATCAGCGCTGCGACCAAGTGCACAGCGGCCTCTTCAGGCCTCTCCAGGTATTTCTTTTTCGCTTCAGTCATGTCCGGCCTCCTGGGCCTTTTCGTGTGGAAGCAAAAAGCTACCACGGATGCGCCGGACGCCAACAACGCCTGAATCGCAGGCAAAAAAAAGCCGGTGGATCAGACCGGCTTCTTCAACGGCGCCGAGGCGCCACAACAGAACGAGGAAATTATGTCGACAAGAGAAGCTATCCGCAAGTCAGTCCGCTTCGAGGTATTCAAGCGCGACAACTTCACCTGCCAGTACTGCGGGGCGAAATCGCCTGACGTGGTGCTGCACGTTGACCACATCAACCCGGTCAGCAAAGGCGGCGACAACGAAATCATCAACCTCATCACTTCCTGCGAGCCCTGCAACCTCGGCAAGTCCGATCGGCTGCTTTCTGATAGCTCGGTTATCGACCGCCAGAGAGCGCAGCTTGAAGAGCTGAACGAGCGCCGCGAGCAGCTGGAAATGATGCTGGCCTGGCGGGACTCCCTGCAGAGTCTCGACGAAGAGCTGGTGGAAGAGACTGCGGCGCGCCTTGAGAAATACATCCCGGGCAACACCATCAACGAAGCCGGGAAGAACAATATTCGGAAGTGGCTCAAGAAATACAGCTTCGAAGAAATCATGGCCGCTGCCGAGATTGCGGACGAAAAGCTGCCTACCTCGCCTGACCAAGAAGAAATTCAGGCGTTCTTTTTCAGTATTCCAAAGCTCTGTGCCGTCAAGCGCCTGCCAGAAGAAAAGCAGCGGCTCCGCTATGCCCGCGGAATTCTTCGCAACCGAATCTACGTCAACGAGAAGCAGGTAATGCAGCTCATGGAGAAGGCTGTGGACGCGGGCTTGGACGTTGAAGAGCTCATTGAGTACGCCAAAGAAGTTCCCAACTGGACTGCATTCCGCGCCGAGATGGAGGCGATCGCAAATGGCTAGAGCACGAAACATCAAGCCCGGCTTCTTTGCCAACGAGGATCTGGCCGAGTGCGATCCTCTGGCTCGCATCATGTTTGCCGGCCTGTGGTGCTTGGCTGATCGTGAAGGCCGCCTGGAGGATCGCCCGAAGCGCATCCGCGCAGAGCTGCTCCCCTACGACGCATGCGACGCCGACGACCTTCTTGGCCAGCTGCAGGAGCACGGTTTCGTCCTGCGGTATGAACTGGGCGGGCAGCGTTATATCCAGGTGCTGAACTTCTGCAAGCACCAGAATCCCCACGTCAAGGAGGCTAAAAGCACTATCCCGGCACCGGCCGGAAATGAACAGGCACCAGACGAGCACAGTGCAAGCCCGGTGCATGCACCAGACGAGCACCAGAATAGCCCGGCTGATTCTCTGATTCCTGATTCTCTGATTCCTGAATCCCTTCAAGAGCATGTCGCCGCTGACGCGCCGACCGCTGCTCAGGCTCAGGCTCAGGCCGAGGATGCTGGCGAACCTGTCCAGCCGAAAGCGCAGCGTGCCAAGCGCCTGCCTGCCGACTGGACGCTGCCGGCTGAGTGGCTGGCCTGGGCTCTTGCTGATCGCCCCGAGTTCCCCGAGGCCGCCATGGTCCGCGAGGGCGAGAAGTTCGCCGATCACTGGCATGCAGCCTCCGGCAAGAACGCGGCGAAGCTGGACTGGCTCGCCACCTGGCGGAACTGGGTTCGCAATGCCCGCCTGCCGCAGAACGTCCGCGCCTTCCCGCAACCGCAGCAATCCCGCTTCACGAATCTGCCGCCGGTGAACGCCGAGGAGATCCGCGCAAAGGCCGCAGAGAACGCCAAGCTGGGGGTGCGCCGTGCGAATTTCTAACTTCGGCGCTGTGCCGCGCACCAAGACCCGCGCTGATCGCTGCCCTGTCCACGGCGAGTTCGACCGGACGCTAGTCGAGGCATTCGAGGGTGACAACCGGGTGATCGGCTGCCCGCGCTGCCGGTTCGATGCGATCCACGGCCAGGACAGCGCAGAGCGCACCGAGGCGGTCGAGTCGAAGCGCTGGGAGACCCAGAACGCCGCCCTGTTCGCAACCGGCATCGCGCTGCGGTTTCGCGGCTGCTCGCTGGAGAACTACCGCACACCGCTGGATGGCCAGAAGCTCGCCCTGGATACCTGCCGCGCCTACGTCGACCAGTTCGAGGAGAGCTTCGCAGCCGGCCGCTGCCTGCTGCTGATGGGCAACTTCGGTACCGGCAAGACTCACCTCGGCTGCTCGATCCTCAAGGCCGTGGTGACCCGCTACGGAGCCACAGCGCTGTACGTCCCGGCCGCCGACATCATCGGCGCGCTCAAGGCCAGCTTCGGCCGCGATGCCGCGAGCAGCGAGCGCGAGATCTTCGCCGAACTGGCCGGCGTCGACCTGCTGCTGATCGACGAGCTCGGCGCCCAGGGCGGAACCGAGTTCGAACGCCAATCCCTGCACCAGATCATCGACACCCGGTACCGGAACATGCTGCCGACCATCATCACGTCCAACCTGCCGTCGACTGAGCTGGCGGCCTACATCGGTGACCGGGCCCTGGATCGCCTGCGCGAGAACGGCGGACAGGCCGTGGCCTTCGACTGGGATTCCGCCCGCGGGGGTGACCAATGAGCCGCGCCCTGTACAGCGTCGAGGCCGAGCACGGCGTCCTTGGGGCGATGATGCTCGACGCCGAGAAGATCGACCTGATCGCCGCAAAGCTGACGGCCGGCGACTTCTACGAGCCGGACAATGCCGCCCTGTTCGCGGCCATCATGGACTGCCATGCCGACGGCATGCCGGTGGATGCCGTGACCGTTGGCGTCACCCACCAGTTCCTGCCCAGCGGCGAGCGTGTGCTGGCCTATGCCGGCGAGATCGCCAAGAACGTGCCGTCGGCTGCCAACTGGGAGGCCTACGCCAACGTCGTGAAGGAGCGCGCCGTGCTTCGCCGGGTGGTTGAGGCGGCCGACTCCATTCGCGAGCTGGTCGGCGAGGACCGCCCTGTGGCCGAGATTATCGCCAGTGCACAGCAGGCGGTTGCCGATCTACACGACCTTGGCGGCGGCGGGCAGGACTACTGCCACGTCAGCGAGGCGCTGCCGGAGGTTATCGACGAGCTCGATGCCAAGTTCCACCGTCGCGTCGACCGCGGGCACAGCACCGGCCTGCCAGATCTGGACGGCATCATCCAAGGCGCTCGCCCGGGCAACATGATCGTTATTGCCGGCCTGCCAGGTAGCGGCAAGACGACGCTCGGCCTACAGATCGCCCAGCACATCGCCACCGGCGGCGCCGGCAAGGGCCTGGTGTTCAGCATGGAGATGTCGAAGAAGGAGCTGATCAACCGCGGCATTGCCTCGCTCGGAAGCGTCCAGTTGAGCCGGATCGATGAAGGCCATTCGCTCGAGGATGGGGACTGGACCGGCATCACCGCCGCAGTGGACAAACTGCAGAACTCCGGCCTGTACCTGTGCGATGCCCCCGGGCTGACCGCGCCGAGTATCCGCAGCATCGCCCGGCACGCGCAGCGCACCCATGGTCTGGACGTGGTGGTGGTCGACTACATCGGCCTGATCGCCTCCGAGGGCCGCAGCCAGAACCGCACGGTAGAGCTCGGTCGCATCTCCACGGCCATGAAGACCCTGGCCAAGGAGCTGAAATTGCCGGTCATCGTGCTGGCCCAACTCAACCGCGACTCAACCAAGCGCCCCGGCAAGCGGCCGGTTCCGCAGGATCTGCGCGACTCCGGCCAGATCGAAGCGGACGCCGACACGGTGATCCTCGTCCACCGCGACAACGAAACCGAGCAAGGCCAGAACGGGGTAACCGAGCTGATCGTGGGCAAGTGCAGGCACGCAAAGGTCGGCTCCTGCCTCGTCCAGCACCAAGGCCAGTTCTCCCGCTTCGTCAGCTTCGCCGGCCAGCGAGAGGTCAGCCAAGAGGATCTTGAGATTGGCCGCGGCAAGTTCGGGAGGGGCTTCTGATGATTCTCCCAGACCAAGAGCAGAAACGCCGCTGGAAGGCCCTGCGCGAGCAGATCAAGCGTTCCCAGTCTGAATCGAGAGAGAACAGGGTGGAGAAGTTCATTGCAGAGGTTGAGGAGGGCTATGCCCTTGTGGCGTGTAAGCCCAAGAAGGAGAACCGGAATGGCTGACATTCCCCGCTGGATCCCGCTGCGCCACCAGGCCGAGGCTCGCCGGCAGCGCGCCGCGAAACTCCGCGCCCAGATCGAGGCCTTCGAGGCTAGCAAAGCAGAGCACATGGCCGCCGTAGAGGCGCTGAAGGCCAAGAATGAGGCCAGAGCATGAGAACACCACAAGCAGCACTCAAGAAGCATGGCGAAGACCTTGTGGCGCTCCGCGACGAGATCGCCATGCGCACCCTCCAGACGCTGATCATGAAGGACACCTGGGGCAAGAGTGGCGAGGACGGCAAGCATGTCCGGTACACGAGCATGCGCGATTTCTCCAAGGCAGCGTACGAGTTCGCCGACTGCATGCTGGAGGCCCGCAATGGCTGATTGGAGCGAGCTGAAGCGGCTGGCGGAGGCGGCAACGCCGGGGCCGTGGCGCATCGGAAAGGCAAACCGTGACGAGAGCGACATCAGAATCCATGGCGCCGGAGATGGCTCGATTGTCGCTGACGTGTGCTCGGACGTGTGGGACGACGCCGATGCCAATGCCGAGTTCATCGCCGCGGCCAACCCCGCCGTGGTCCTGGCCCTGATCGCCGAGAACGAGAAGCTGGTAGAGCGCCGCCGCTTGCTCGACCTGCTCCATGGCCGCCGCGCGACTGAGCTTGTCGAGGAGGTGCTCTCCATGCGCGACGAGGTTCGCCGACTGAAGATCCTGGCCGGCGAGGATGTGCCGCCGCTCCCCGAGGAGTTCGTCGGGCCGATGCCTGAAAGGCCATATGAGCGCCTGCGCCGCAAGCTCCGGGATCTGAACGACGCGCCGAAGCCTCCTGCGAGCCTGGTGTTCCCTCCTATCGAGCAGCAGACAACTGCAGGTGGTGCAGGAGCAGCGGAAAACTGCAGGTGCAACGAGAAGCTGCAGGCCGAGCAGCGCCGGGCCGCCGTGCTGGAGCAGAACTGCGCGGAGATGGCGGTGGAGCTGGAGCGGGTGAGGGCGGATGCGGAGCGGTACGCCAAGCTGCGCCGCCATGCCCCTGGCTTCGATGTGGTCGGCCTGCACAGCGACAGCCTGGACGCCTACGTAGATACCGAGCTGCCGGCCGTAGAGCGGGGCGACTCATGAGCCAGATGGATCTGTTCGACTCTGTCGATGTGAGCATACAACTCAGGCCTGTCTCGACAACCGGGCGCGACTACAACGCAATCGTCATGAACGTCGGCGGTCTGCGCTTCTCCTGTGACCTGCACGACGGCCTGGGCGGTGACAGGCAAATCCAGATCGCCAAGAGGATCGCCGAGGCCGCGGGCGTTGAGATTCAGGCGCATGGCGGTCTTGGAGCGCGCCTGGGCAGGGGAGGGAAGTCCGATGGCTGACCACATCCTCCGCACCGAGAACGACCGCCGCCGGCTCATCGCCTTCTTGCAGGGCCTGGACCTGACCAAGCCGCGCAAGGTGGCCATCACCGAGATCCGCAGCAAGCGCAGCGATGCCCAGAACAACCTGCTCTGGCTGTGGAACGGAAAGATCCAGGAGCACCTGCGCGACTCCTTCGGCCAGATCGCCAGCGCCGAGGAGTGGCACGAGATCCTAGTGGCCAAGCTCTGGCCGGCCGAGGTGCGTCCGGTCGAGCTGCCGGACGGTACCCGCTACCGCGTCGGCCGGGCCAAGACCCGTGGCTTCAGCATCCCGCAGATGACCACCTACCTGGAGCTGCTCGACCAGTACTGCGCCGAGAACCTGGGACTGCTGCTGCCGCACCCCGAGGACTTGATGCTGGCCATCTACGGCGAGAGGAGGGCGGCATGAGCCATGAGACTCAACTGCTGATCGGCGCCGTATGGGGAGCCGCACTGGTATGGGCGTTGTGGAGGATGACCTGATGCTCCGCCAACGCCAACCCGTCTACCGCTCCAGCAAGTGGCTGGAGGCGGTTCGCAAGATCGAATACTGCGTGCTCTGCGGCGCCTATGGCGTCCAGGCCGCGCACTTGAATGAAGGAAAGGGGATTGGGATGAAGACCGATGACGCTTTGACCGCGGCCCTGTGCCCGGCCTGTCATCACGAGTTGGACAACGGTCACAAGCTGACCCGCGAGGAGCGCCGGGAAATCCTGCGAAAGGCAGTGCTGGACACGATCGCGCAGATGGCTCGCCGGGGCTGGCTTGAGGTGAAGGCATGAAGATTTCCCGCATCGACGTACAGGCGCTCAATGGCGATGAAAACGACTACCGGCTCATGGAACTTGGCCTCATTGCCAGCGGAGCAGCGAGAGCAGATCGAGGCGCACAAGGCCGAGTGCATGGAGCGGTACAGGGCGGCCATAGAACTGGCCTGCTCGATCTACTCCCAGCGCCGGGACAAGGGGAACAAGTGGCGCATGTGGGCCGAGAGGGAATTGGCGGCCAGGCCGGAGCTGGAGCAAGAGGCCCGGGCGAAGCTCAACAGGCTGATGAAGGGGAAGGGCGGTGACGGCAGCAGTTCCAACTGAACACGTTGAGCAGGTCGCCCTGGTGAGCTGGTTCGACCTGCAGTACCCGGCGCTACGCGGCAGGCTGGCAGCCGTTCCAAACGGTGGCGCCCGGCACAAGGCCGTCGCCGGGAAGCTAAAGGCCGAAGGAGTACGGAAGGGCTATCCAGATCTGCAGCTGCTGATTCCGCGCGGCGGCTACCACGGCCTGATCATCGAGCTGAAGCGCGTGAAGGGCAGCAGGGTAGAGCCGGAGCAGGCCGAATGGCTCGAATGGCTGGCCGGGCAGGGCTACATGGCCGTGGTGTGCAAGGGGGCTGATCAGGCCCGCGAAACGATCAAGAGATATCTGGGGGGAACGGCATGATCTATTCGAGCGTGATTTCTGCAGTAGTCCGGGCTCTGGCGGCCGAGACGATCAACAGCGCCGGCGGCTGCGACTTCGAGCCGAAGGTCCAGTCCGGCAAGGTGAGCGGAGAGATTTCCGGGAAGGATGCCGCGCTGCTGGCCGACAGCATCGTATTCAAGACCCTGCATGCTGAACTCTCCCCGCGCCACTGGTGCGCGCTTCTGGCCAAGTACAGCACCCACAAGGGCCGCAAGGTCGAGGCTATCGGCAGACTTGTGGCGGTAGTGCAAAGCCCTGCTCCGCAGCTGTTCACCCGGAAGGCTGTAACGGCCTGGGCTATCCCCCAGATCAAGGGCGCCAAGCCGCATCTGGCGAAGCTGAAGGCTCCACCGCGCCGTCCGGATGAGCAGAAGTGGGGATGGCGGAACGACGCTGCCGAGCAGGCCGTGTCCCGCGCCAACGAGAACGCAGCACGGCGCGCCGAATCGCGCTCCAGCGACATGATCGTGCTGGCCGACTCGAACTACGACATGGCCCTGTGGGATAACCAAGGGCTGACAGAGCGCACATATCAGCGCTGGAACAAGTCGATCAAGGGTTCGCTAGAGGGGCTGGTGAATGAGGCCTTGGCGCAGGCTCAGGAGGCTCTGGAGGCAGTTGGATTGCTTTCGTGCGAGGCTGCGTAGTGGAATATCTCGAATAATTCCTGATCGGCGCAATTTATGCTTGCATGCAGAGTCGCCGTGTCGCATTATTTCTCCATCCTGTCGATCTTGCGCGTTGAGGATCGATAATAAAATTCAAAGCCCCGGCACAGAGCGATCTGGCCGGGGTTTTCCTTTTCCGGCGCAACATCGGCGACGGCAGAAGTCACTGCCAGCGATAGCGAACAACGGTCGGGCTCGCCACCCTGCGCCAATCCATTTCAGGCCCCGCCATCGTGCGGGGCTTTTTCGTTTCTGCCCCGCGCGGGGATATCGAGATGCAGATGCCTGAGAAAAATCCAAGCGCGTGGGCTGACCTTCTTACCTTGCTGATCCAGTTCGCGCCGAATCTCTACGCCCCCGCGCTATCGGTCGTCATCGCCGGTCTCCGTGTGCTCTACGGCGGCGGTACCTGGCGGCAGGTATGGCTGGAGGGCGCTCTGTGCGGCGCCGCCACCCTGGCAATCAAGCCGCTGCTGATCTGGCTGGGGATGCCGGCCGACCTGGCCGTGTTCATCGGCGCCTGTTTCGGTTTCGTCGGCGTCGAGAAGCTGCGCGAGCGGGCTGACCAGGTGCTCGGGCGTAAGGCGGAAGGGCAGTGATGGCCTGCGCTGCACGTGAGAGGCGGAGAGCCTGACAATCTGGAGTTCTGGCATGAGTCTGACGCCAAAGCAGGAGCGCTTCTGCCTGGCGTACCTCGAAACCGGGAACGCCAGCGAGGCTTACAGGCGCAGCTACAGCGCCGAAAACATGAGCCAGAGCGTCATCCACAACAAGGCCAGCGCATTACTGGCCAAGGGTGAGGTTAGGGTGAGGTTGGAAGAGCTGAATAAAGCGGCTGTCTCTTCCGCTGTGATGTCCCGCCAGGAGGCCATGGAGCGACTTTCGACATTCGCCCGCACCGATCTGGCTGACCTTGTCGAGTTCGGCTCATATGAACTCGGAGAGGACGACAGCGGAAACCCGATCATTCAGGCGGCATGGAAGATCAGGGATTCCGTCCTGCAAGACCCCGCCAAGCTGGCCGCTATCGCAGAGCTGAGCGCGACGAAGGATGGAGTCAAGATCAAGACCCACTCGCCGCTGCAGGCCATCCAGCAGCTGGCGAAGATGCAGGGCTGGGATAGGCCGGACCTTGAACTTGATCTGAAGGCAAAGCGCTTAGCGGTCGAGAAACTGCGCCGCGAGCTTGACGGCGAAGACGAAGGGCCAGCCCCGCAGCGCGTCGAGGTGATCGTGCGCGATGCGAGGAAGCCTGATGCCGAGCCTTAACGTTCCGCAGTCGCAATTCCTCGAGCTGCCGCACAAGTTCCGTTCCTTCGTGGCTGGCTTCGGCTCTGGCAAGACCTGGGTCGGCTGCGCGGCGCTCTGCCGTCACTTCTGGGAGTGGCCGAAGATCAATGCCGGCTACTTCGCTCCGACCTACCCGCAGATCCGGGACATCTTCTTCCCAACCATCGAAGAGGTGGCTTTCGACTGGGGGCTGAAGGTCAAGACCAAGGAGAGCGACAAGGAGGTCGAGTTCTACAGTGGCAGGCAGTACCGCGGAACGACCATCTGCCGCTCGATGGAGAAGCCGCAGACCATTGTCGGCTTCAAGATCGGCCATGCCCTGGTCGACGAGCTCGACGTCTTGGCGGCGACCAAGGCCCAGCAGGCCTGGCGAAAGATAATTGCCCGGATGCGCTACAAGGTGGACGGGCTGAAGAACGGCGTGGACGTGACCACGACCCCGGAAGGGTTCAAGTTCGTCTATCAGCAATTCGTGAAGCAGCTGCGCGAGAAGCCTTCGCTGGCTGGCATGTATGGGTTGGTTCAGGCGAGCACATTCGACAATGAGCTGAACCTACCGGGCGACTACATCCCGTCGCTGATGGAGTCCTATCCCGAGCAGCTGATTCGGGCCTACCTCAACGGCCAGTTCGTCAACCTGACCAGCGGGACGATCTATCACGGCTATGACCGCAAGCTGAACGCCAGCCAGGAAGCGGTGGAGCCAGGCGAGCCGCTGTTCATCGGCATGGACTTCAACGTCGGCAAGATGGCTGCGGTGACCCATGTGAAGCGCCTTGGCCTGCCGCATGCGGTCGACGAGGTGATGAACGCCTACGACACCCCGGACATGATCCGCCGGCTCAAGGAGCGCTACTGGCTGTATGCAGAGGGCGAGTACCGGCCGACCCGCGAGATTCGTATCTACCCGGACGCCTCTGGCGATGGGCGGCGCTCGGTCAATGCCAGCACCACCGACCTCGCCCTGCTGCGCCAAGCGGGGTTCAAGGTCATCGCGCCGGCGGCAAACCCACCGGTGAAGGATCGGATCAACGCCATGAACGCCATGCTCTGCAATGCCCAGGGCGAGCGCCGCTACCGGGTGAATGCCGACCGCTGCCCGACCTACGCCGACTGCCTGGAGCAGCAGGTGTGGGCGGCCAACGGCGAGCCCGACAAGACACAAGACAACGACCACCCGAACGATGCGGCCGGCTACTTCGTGCACAAGGAGTACCCCATCGTGAAGCCGGTCATCCAGACCCAATCGCTGAGACTCTGACCCATGAGCAACGACCCGAGCCAAACCATCCCCGCCGTCGACATGATGCGCGAGGATTGGGCCGTGATCGCTCCGCTGATGGGCGGCACCAAGGCCATGCGCGCCGCCGGCAAGCTGCTGCTGCCGCAGTACCCGGCCGAGGAAGACGACGCCTACAAGGAGCGCCTGCGCCTCTCCACGCTGCTGCCGGCCTATGCCGAGACGGTGGGAAACATGACCGCGCGCGTCTTCGCCGAACCCCTGCAGTTGGGTGACAACGTGCCGCCAACCATCGCCGAACTGTGCAGCAATGTGGATCGAGCCGGGAACAACCTCAACAGCTGGGCGGTGGAGTGGTTCAGCACCGGCCTGAGCCATGGCCTGTGCCACGCGCTGGTGGACTACCCGCAGACTGGCGAGCTACGCACCAGGGCCGACGAGATCGCCGCCGGCGTGCGGCCCTATGCTGTGCTGATCAAACCTGAGCAGGTGCTTGGCTGGCGATCCGAGGGCGGCAAGCTTACTCAGGTGCGCTACATCGAGGCGGTCGAGGAGCCGGACGGCGAGTTTGGTGTGGCCTGCGTGCTCCAGGTGCGCGTCCTTGAGCCTGGTATCTGGCGCACCTACCGCGCGCCGAGCAACGGCGGCACGTGGGAACTGCATGACGAGGGCACCAACAGCCTGTCGCGCATCCCCTGGGTGACCTTCTACACCGGCCGCACCGGGCTGATGACGGCAAAGCCTCCTCTGCTCGAGCTGGCCCACCTGAACGTCAAGCACTGGCAGAGCCAGTCGGACCAGGACAACCTGCTGCACGTCGCCCGGGTGCCGCTGCTGTTCGTGTTCACCAATGATGAGCAGTTCCAACTGACCATCAGCTCTGCGTCTGCCACCCGCATGCCAGAGGGCGGCAAGGCCGAGTACGTAGAGCACTCCGGAGCGGCTCTCGGGGCTGGGCGCGAAGCGTTGCAGGACCTGATCGACGACATGCGCATGGCCGGCGCCAAGCTGCTGCAGAAGGAAAAGCAGCAGACCAAGACGGCAACCCAGGCCGAGGAGGAGGCCGCACAGGAGCTTTCGCCGCTGGCCCGTATGGCGGAGCAGTTCGCTGATGCCGTCGCCAACGTGCTCCAGCTGATGGCCGAGTACAAGGGGATGACGGATGGCGGATCGGTCGAGGTGCGCGGAAACTTCGACACCGACTATGCGCCGGAGGTGAGCCTGCCTCAGCTGCTGGCCATGGCCAACGCCGGCCGGTTGAGCGATGAAACCCTGTTCGCCGAGTTCCAGCGCCGCGGGGTGATCAGCGACGAGTACACTTGGCAGGAAGAGGCGGCGCGCATTGAGGGCCAAGGCCCGCCACCTGGAGCGCTGTAAATGGCTACTGTGAACGAGACTCTGGCGGATGAAGCTGTCGCCCACGCGGTCGATATCGCGCAGTATTCGACAGGCGTCCTGCGGCGCATGGTAGCCCTGCTGAACCGGGTCGACTCCGATCTGGCAGCAGCGCTCGCTGATGCACTGGAGCGCCTGCCGGCCGAAAGCTTCACGGTAGATCGGCTCGAGCAACTGCTCGGCTCCGTTCGCGATCTGAACGCCCAGGCCTATGCGGCCGTTTCTAGGGCGCTGGAGACTGAGCTGCAGGCCTTGGCCGAGTACGAGGCCGGCTATCAGCTGAGCCTGTTCGGGGAGGTCATCCCTGATCCGGTGCAGGTCAGGTTCCCGATTTCCTCGATCAGCCCAGCCCAGGTCTACGCGGCGGCCATGTCGAGGCCTTTTCAGGGGCGCCTGCTGCGCGACTGGGCAAGCCAGATCGAGGAAGGCCGCATGACCAAGATCCGCGAGGCGGTGCGCGTCGGCTACCTTGAGGGCAAGACTTCCAGCGAGATCGTGCGCGACATCCGCGGCACCCGGGCCGAGAAGTACGCCGACGGCATCCTGCAGCGGCCGCGGCGCGATCTGATGGCCGTGGTGCAGACGGCTATCGGCCACACGGCTGCTGTGGCCCGCGAGCAGTTCGTCGAGGCCAACCAGGACATCATCAAGGCCGAGCGCTGGGTTAGTACCCTGGACAACAGAACCTCTTCAACCTGCTTCCCCGGGTCGACTCTCGCCCTTCCTGTTGGCGACATTCGCGGCATAACGAGACGGGAGTGGAATGGCGATATGGTCGTCATCACTACAGCCAGTGGTAAGCAGCTCAGTTCCACCCCAAACCACCCGGTATTGACGGCGAGAGGCTGGAGAGCTGCGCAAGAAGTTAAGCCAGGCAACGATGTCCTCTATCGCCTCGGGCGTAATGTCACTTCTATCCCTGCCGCCGAAGACGTAGAAGTGCCAGCCTCTATGGGCGCTGTCTTTGATGCGCTGAACAAACCAGCCTTCGGAAACGTAGCGACTGAACGTTCCGCAGAGGTTGATTTCCACGGCGACGGAGTGAGAGGGGATTACGAAGTCAACTACCCCTGTTCCAAGGGCCACTTGAGGCTTGCATTGGAATCCACGCTTGGAAAGAAGGTCGCTGAAAAGCTGCTCATTTTCGTTGCTGCTTCCGGCGTTCTCCCTTCCTCGCGCCATGGCAGCAAGGCTTTCCTTGGAAAGGGGTCCGCCAATATGACCCCTGAGATCAACTCCAGCCCTGTTGAAGATGGCATAGAGCCCGGACTTGCTGACGCCATAGGTTCTGCAGATATCAGCAGGCTTTACGCCTGCGCGAAACTCAGCGATGAGCTTTCGTTCATCCGATCTGCGTGTGGCGTCTCCTCTGCCGAGCGACTGCATGACGCCGGCGCCCTTGAGGATGCGCGTTATGGTAGTGGTGGTGACGCCGAATCTTTTGGCGATGCTGGATGCGGTCTGTCCATCGGAATAGTCACGGATGATGTCGTTTCTGTGGAGCGCAAGTTTTTCTCTGGCCATGTGTACAACCTCTCGACTAGTACCGAAATTTACATTGCCGATGGTTTTATTGTCCATAATTGCCGCATCCGTGATCGGCTGCAGTACGAGCCGAAGACCCACAAGCCCATCGGCCACAAGATTCCGTGGCTGCAAGGCCCTGGACGCATCCACTGGAATTGCCGCTCCACGTCGACACCGGTCACGAAATCGTGGCGCGAGCTGGGCATCCCAATCGACGAAATGAGCCTGGGCGAGCGGGCCAGCATGGACGGCCAAGTGCCGGCAGAGACGACCTACAGCCAGTGGCTGCAAAGGCAGAGCGCCGCCCGGCAGGACCAGATCCTTGGGCCGGAGCGTGGCCGGCTGCTGCGCCAGGGCGGCCTGAAGCTGGAGGACTTCTACAGCCCGACAGGCCAGTGGCTGACCCTGGATGAGCTGCGCAAGCGAGACGCCGAGGCTTTCGCTAGAATCGCAACATGACCGACCGCCCCCGCTTCCACGTCATCGAAGGAACCCCGCCTCCCGCCACCCCGGCCGAGGAGGTGCGCAAGCGCGTCCGCAAGATGCCCAAGCCGGCGACCATGATCCAGTGCCACCGCTGCGGCGGGCGCGAGGTGATTGAGACGAAGATCGGCATGCTACTGAAGGACGGCAAGCCGACTGGCGGGACCAAGTAGCTGCTGTGCGCGCTGTGCTTCATGCGTGGGGAGAGGGTGGCGCTCTGTTAGGGGCTTGATTTCGCCATGCTTACGCAGCTACATGCAGGAGGGGATATGGCAGCAGCAACGGAAGACGATACTTTTGAGCCTGAGCACGAGCATCTGCTCGACGACGACGGCATTCCCGAAGACGACTTTGATGATCTGGAAGATGATGAAGAGGGGCCAGATCCAATCCTCGACGAGGATGAAGAAGACGACTATGAACGCGACAACCGCGAGGGCTGGGAAGGCAACATCGAAAGGTGGAACGACCTCTAGCCCTGATAAATAACCCGGCCCTGCGCCGGGTTTTCCATTTCTGAGCCTCGCATATCGCGGGGCTTTTTCGTTTCTGGAGGGCTCCATGGAAAACCAACACCGCAAGATCGCCGGCTACCGCGAACTGAGCCAGGAAGAAATCGACGGCATGAACTCGATCAAATCGCTGGAGGCTGATGTTGGTCAGCTGTTCAAGCAGATCAGTCAGATCGAGGGCGTTGATCCGCGCCTGCTCGCCTTGGCCAAGACCAATCTGCAGCAGGGCTTCATGTGGTTTGTGCGCTCGATCGCCAAGCCGGCCGACCCGTTCGCTTGACGCTGCGCCCTAATCACCAGGCCCTGCCATCCGGTGGGGCTTTTTTATGCCCGCGGATCGGATGGTCGGGGCGTCACCGGGCCGGATGGCTCAACAGCAAATGGCCGGATGGCCGGAGAACGACGAGATGAAACTGAAACTGGATGAGCAAGGCCATGCAGTGCTGCAGGACGGCAAGCCGGTTTACGTGCACGACGACGGTAAGGAGGTGGCATTCGATGCCGTCAGTACCGTCGCCACGATCACCCGCCTGAATGCCGAGGCCAAGGGACACCGCGAGCGCGCCGAGGCCGCAGAGAAGATCGCCAAGGCATTCGAGGGCATCGAGGACGCAGGCGCCGCCCGCAAGGCCATGGAGCTTGTCGCCAACCTCGATCAGAAGAAGCTGGTGGATGCCGGCGAGATCGATAAGGTGAAAGGCGAGATCAGCAAGGCTTTCCAGACCCAGCTGGACGAAGCAACCGGCAAGGCGCAGACCCTGGAGCAGCAACTCTACGCCGAGAAGATCGGCGGCAGCTTCGCCCGCTCCAAGCTGATCGCCGACAAGCTGGCCATCCCGGCCGATATGGTCCAGGCCCGTTTCGGCCAGAGCTTCAAGATCGAGGACGGCAAGGTCGTTGCCTATGACCAGCACGGCCAGAAGATCTACAGCCGAGCCCGCCCGGGCGAGCTGGCCGACTTCGATGAAGCGCTGGAAACCCTCGTCGAGCAATACCCCCACCGCGACCACATCCTCAAGGCATCCGGCGCCAATGGCGGCGGCGCCCAGGCTGGCGGTGGCAATTCCAAGACTCCCCCGAAAGGCAATCTCGGCGGCTCCAAATCAGAGCGCGTCGCGGCCATTGCCGCTCGGTTCCCCGATTTGAAATGAGGTGATCCATGTCCCTGACTCAGATGCAGGTGTTCAACCAGTACATCATGCCGGCGACCATCGAGACGCTGCAGCAGATGGTCCAAAGGTTCAACGAGGCCAGCAATGGCGCTATCCGCCTGACTACTGAAGGCTTCGACGGCGACTTCATGCAGGAGTCGTTCTTCGCTGCCGTGCACTCCGCACAGCGTCGCGTCGACCGCTACGCCGCCCAGGCCAGCGTGACCCCGACCGATCTGACCCAGCTGAAGCACAGCTCGGTCAAGGTGGCTGGTGGCTTCGGTCCGATCCGCTTCGAGCCGTCGCAGATGACCTGGCTGAACAAGCCGACCGCCGAGGGTATCGAGGTCGCCTCCCGCAACTTCGCCGAGGCGCTGCTGGCCGACCAGTTGAATACCGCCATCGCCGCCTTGGTGGCCGCCATCAGCAACCAGGCTGCCGCCACCAACGATGTGTCTGCGAGTGCCGGCATCACCTACGCTGCGATCAACGGCGCGCATGCCAAGTTCGGCGACAGCTCCGGTCTGCTGGTGGCCCAGGTCATGACCGGCGAGGTGTTCCACAAGCTGATCGGCCAGAACCTGGCCAATACTACGCAACTGTTCGACGCTCGCTCGGTCAACGTGGTCGACATCCTCGGCCGTCCGGTGATCGTGACCGATGCCCCGGCGCTGTACGCCGCCGGCACCCCGAACAAGCAGAAGGTGCTGTCCCTGGCCGACTCGGCCGCCATCGTTTCCGATGCTGGCGACGTGATCAGCAATATCGAGACCACCAACGGCCAGACTCGCATCGAGACCACCCTGCAGGTGGACTACACCTTCGGCCTGGGCCTGCGCGGATACACCTGGGACGAGGCCAACGGCGGCAAGTCACCGAGCGATGCTGAACTGGCGACCGGTTCGAACTGGGACAAGATCGCCACCAGCATCAAGTCCACTGCCGGCGTGGTCACCATCGGCGACGCCGCCCAGTAACCCAGCAGGCGGTCGAAAGGCCGCCCATGGCTCTCGAGGTGACTCATGACTGAGCAGAAGATCATCTACGAACCGCACCCGGTCGCACCTGAGCGCAAGGCCGAGCTGCGTGCCCAGGGCTTCAAGATCCTCGACGCGCGCTTCAGGCCGGTGCCCTCTCTGCGAGAGGATGGCCCCACGGTGGGCGAATGGGTAGCGGCTGGCTACCTGGCCGCGAATTACCCGCCGGAGGGCTATGCCTCTCGCAGCTCAGCCGAGGAAATCGCGGAAGCTGTGGTGGCGCAGGGGGCCGATACCAACGGCGACGGCAAGCTGTCGATTGCTGAGATCCGCAATGCGTTGACCGCCAAAGATATCGAATTCGATCCGAAGGCCAAGAAGGCCGATCTACTGGCACTGCTGGAGCAGGCTGAGGGATGACCATGGACTACATCACCACTGCGCAGGTCGACGCGCTGCTGGGCGCTGGATGGGCAGGCACGGGTGACCCGGCCCGCGCGGTGCTGATGGCTAACGCCTGGCTGTCAGCCAAGCCGCTGCCGGAGTTCGACGAGGTGCCGGCGGCCGTGGTGCAGGCCGGCGCGGAGATCGCCCGGGAGGCGGCGGCCGGCAAGCTCTATGCGGCGGCAGAGGTCGGCGTGCTGGCCAAGTCGGTAGAGGCCAAGGGAGTGTCCAGCAGCAAGACCTACGCCGCCGGCGCGCGCACCGTGACCGCGGGTGAGGCATTCGCCATGGCCCTGCTGGCCCCGTACCTGTCCGCTGGCCAGATCAAACTTGTGAGGGGCTGATATGGGCCTGCGCGACGACATCACTGCCGATTTGGCGGAGGCGTTCGATACCGACCTGGGCGACGCCGTGACCGCGTTCACCGCCGAGCATCCTGGGCCGGCTGCCTACGATCCGGCCACCGGGACTATGACGACGACCGTCACCGCCTACAGTGGGCGAGGGGTGCTCGGCAGCTATCGGTCCGACCAGATCGACGGGACGCTGATCCTCGCTACGGACCAGGAGCTGACGGCTCTGCAGGCCGAGGTAACCCGGTCCCCGGCCGTGGGTGACACCATCGCCGGCATGAAGGTAGTGCGCGTCGAGCAGGATCCTGCCTCGGTGACCTGGACCATCCAGCTGAGGGCCTGACCATGTCCTTCGAGCTGGACCTGCGCGCCTTCGTCGAAAAGGCCAAGGGGAATGCTGACCAGGTGGTCAAGAAGGTCGGCACCGATATGCTGGCCAAGATCGTCGAACGATCTCCGGTTGGCCATCCAGAACTGTGGAAGAGCCCGCCGCCGCCCGGCTATGTCGGCGGCAGGTTTCGCGGCAACTGGCAGGTGACCTTCGGCGCTCCGGCTACAGCTGAGGTCAACAGGATCGACGCCGAAGGCGGCAGCACCAAGGCCGCCGGTGCTGCAGTGCTTGCGGCATACCAGAGCGGCATCAACTCTATTTGGCTGACGAACACGGTCCCGTATGCCATGGCCCTCGAGTTCGGGCATTCGATTCGGCAGGCGCCGCAGGGCATGGCCAGGGTAACGGCTGCCGAGTTCCAGCAGTTCGTCAACAACGCCGTGAGGGAGCTAGACCGTTGAGCAACCGCTTGATCCGTAGCCTCTACGAGCAGCGCCTCGCCACCTGGGCCGCAGCCCGATCGTTGCAGGTGGCCTGGCAGAACGTGCCGTTTACGCCGCCGGCGACGGGCATCTACCTGCGCGCCTTTCTGCTACCGGCAGATACCGACAGCCTCGACCTTGAGGGAGCGCATCGGCTCTTCACTGGGATATTCCAGGTTTCCATCGTCGCTCCGAACGGGAAGGGCAGCGGCGCGGCAGAGCAGCTGGCTGCCGACCTCGATGCGCTGTATCCGAACAACCTGCGGCTGGCCTCCGGCGACTTCTCCGTGCAGATCATCATGCCCTGCAGCCAGGGGCCAGCGATCCCAGGAGACATCAGCTACATGATCCCGGTGAGCTTCACCTATCGGGCCGACTCCACCGTCTGAGCCTGCCTACAGAACACCAAGACCCCGCCTCCGAGCGGGGTTTTTCGTTTTCGCCGCAAGGCAACCAAAAACGCAGCCTAGATCGGCCAATCGAACGGCGGATGTCGCCATCCGTCCGCCTGGCTGCGCTCCTATTCCCCGATGGCAGAGGAAACACAGATGGATGAACTGACTTTCGGCAATTGCCACATTGAGATGATCACCCGGGATGGCGAGTTGTGGGCAAGGGGTACCCAAATTGGGGATGCCCTGGGTTACGGAAATCCAGGCAAGAAGATCCATGAGCTGTATACCCGACATGCCGACGAGTTCACCGACTCCATGACGGCAGTAGTCAAGCTGCCCGACGTGAATCCCCAAACTGGGGGTGCAGGTCAGATGCGCGAGGTCCGCATCTTCTCCCTGCGCGGCGCCCACCTGCTGGCCATGTTCGCCCGCACCAAGGCGGCTAAGGAGTTCCGCCGCTGGGTGCTCGACATCCTGGACGCCCTGCACAAGGGCGGCGAATACGTCATGCAGCAGTACCGTAGGGCACGCGATGAACTGGAGCAGGGGCAAGAGGCGGCCAGTGAGTGCGGCAAGGGCCTTAACCGCTGGAAGCAGATCAAGGAGCCGCTGCAGGCCCGCCTTGAGTATTGGAGCGAGCGACGGCAGCTTTGCCTGGCCCTCGGCTGACCACTGGCGTTACCAGCTACAGCTGACGTTTGGCGTTGATGCCGCCTGACCAATCACAGAACACCCAAAGCACCCCGCCATGAGCGGGGTTTTTCATTCCCCCGAAAGCCGCTGAGGCGGCGCAGGAGACACTATGAGCTTCCAGCTACCCAACGGCTCTACCTTCGAGGTTGCCTCCGCATACGACGCTGCCGTGACCATTACGGCGATCAGCAACGCGAATCCGGCTGTAGTTACCGCTGCCGCGCACGGCCTGTCCAACGGCGATGTCGTGCTGATCACCTCGGGCTGGTCAAAGCTGAATGGACGAATCGCCCGCGTGGCCAACTCGCTCACGGGAACCTTCGCCCTGGAGGGAATCGATACCACCGACACCTCCAAGTACCCGGCCGGCTCCGGTGTTGGCTCGGTCAAGCCAGTCTCCACCTGGGTCCAGGTGCCTCAGATCACCGAGGTGGCCACCTCCGGCGGAGAACAGCAGTTCGCAACCTTTGGCTTCCTCGAGGAGGATGACGATCGCCAGATCCCAACCACTAAATCCCCGTCAAGCATGACGCTGACCGTAGCCGACGACCCCACCAAGGCGTTCGTTGCGGTAGTCGAGAAGGCCGACGAAGGGCGCTCCATCGAGGCGTCTCGCCTCCACCTCGTCAACGGATCGAGCATCCTGTACAGCACCTACCTGTCGATCACCCAGACCCCGACGCTGTCGCGGAACAACATCATGACCCGCGCCATCACTCTGTCGCTGGCCGGGCGCACGACCCGCTATTCGGCATAAGGGATAGGCAATGACCAAGCTCAAGATCGCTGAAAACCCAACTTTCACCGCCGAGGTGGAGATTCCTCGCGTTGGCGGTGACCAGATCAAGGTGCCGTTCACCTTCCGCTACCGCGACCGCGCCGCATTGGCCGAGCTGTTCGACCGCTGGCAGGCCGAGAACAAGGCTCGCTACGAAGCCGTTGGCGACGGCTCAACCCTGGCGGATATCACTGAGGCAGAGGTCAAACAGCAGGTCGCCCAGTTGGCCGAGATCGTCGAGGCCTGGGGCTTCGATGACCCGCTCAACGAGGACAGCCTCCGCGCCCTGGTTCTGACCAGCATTGGCGCCGGCACGGCAGTTCTGGACGCCTACAGTGACGCCTACCGAGACGCCCGCCGGGGAAACTGATCGGCGCCGCCCGCGCGCTCTATGAGCGAGGCCCTGATGCCGCTCAGCTGGCGGTGTTCGGGCTGTGCCTGGACGACATCAGCGAGGCAGCATTCGAGGTCTGGCCCTGCTGCTGGGATGCCGTGCGCTTGTTCGAGGCCATGAGCACCCAGTGGCGGGTTGGCATGGGCGGCGCGACTGGCCTGGATTATGGCGTGGTGCGCGACGTGGCGCGGCTGATCGGGATCAAGACCAAGGCGCTGCTAGACACGTTCGCTGATCTGCGCGCCATGGAGGCAGAGGCGCTGGCCGTGATGGCCGAGAGCAGGGACGCGAGATGACGATTCACAGAAGCGGCGGGGCGGGGGAGGGGCTGGCTATGGCTTGGCTGCTTGCTTCTGCAGTAGTTCCCTGGCTTTTGGAAGCCTGGCGAGGATGGCGATCGAGCGAGGCCCTTTGTGGACCAGTGCGGCGCGCCCCTCGGCGACCATTGGCTGTGCCGTGTAGTCGCTGATGATGCGCTCCCAGCGCTCACAGATGGCTACCTCGCCAGCGTAGTCCTTGGCCTTGCTGCTCAAGACGGCGGCGCGCTCAAAGTAGTAGGGGGCGGCGCATAGGCGGTGGCCATTTGGCTGGCTCCAGTAAGTTGATTCTTCGGCGTCACAGCAGCGAAGCATCATCTGAATATCGTGTTTATGCGTGGTTGCGTAAGCGAATGTGGGCTTGCCTTCTACTGCAGCTAGGCCGCTTTTTCCGCGCACCGGGCAATCAAGCGAACTTTCAAGCCCATCTATCCATTCGGGCTTGTTCCAGGCTGAATCACTGCGCGCGCAATAGGCCAGCATAGACCGAGTGCCGCCATGCTTCTCGACGAATACAGAATGGCTATGGCCGCCCGAGCCCGCCCTAGCGGCAAGCTCTTCTAGTGCTGCCAGCTTTTCCTTGTCCGGGGCGTCAGATTCATAGATCCCTCTGAACTCGATCAAGAAGTTCAGATAGTCATTGAAGGCGTAGTCGAGCTGCCCGATGTCGGACCATGTGAACTGGTTAGAGATGCTGCTGTTATCGTTTAGGGCGATAAGAGAGCCGGCGGGCAGGTGGTTCTCACGCTTCAGGCTGTCTAGCCGTCGGTAAGTCTCGTCGCCGTAGTAACACTGGGCACCCACCAGCATCAGGTTGTCGTAGGTGTTGGTGATGACTGCTGCCGGAACAAAGCAGCAACGTACCTTGTTGAAGGGATTGAAGTTCTCGTCTGGTACGCTGGACGGTTCAGCTGCTTGCGGCTCCGGCTTTGCGAGCTTGGCCTGTTCGTGGCGCCCGAATATGCGCTTGATACTGGATAGCAGGGACATGGCCGGTCCTTGGCAGTATCTGGGGGGATTATTCCTGGCGGTAACGCTTCGCTGGCTTTGGCCCGTGCCCGTTCCAAGTGGGTCGCTTGCCTTTTTCGCGCCCAGCTAGCTCTAGCTGCCGGAAGACTTGTGTGATCGCCTGCTTGATGTCGTCAGCGGTATAGAGCTTTTCGGACTCATCGCCGGCTCTCATTGCGTCAATCACTTCAAGATCTTCCTGAACCATTTCTTCGCACATCTCGCCAAGATTAGAGAGATCTTCGGCATAGAAGCTTCTTTCTAGGCGAGAAATTATCTCCGAATGCAGAGAGCGAGCCCCGTGCTTAGCACTTTCCTCAAGGCGAGCACGCAGGTCTGCGGGCATGCGGATTGGATATGGGCTGATGGCGTGACGGTCGCTCATTCGGGCTTCTTCGAGGCGGGAGTCTAGCCAGTATGCGAAATGAATCCAAAAGACTCAATGAATCCACTTGACTCATATGTGTGTCGAGTTAATATGAGTCCACAGAAACGAAGGAGCCACTATGAAAGATGCACACAAGGTAGCCCCGTTTTCGCTTCGCCTCAGAGAGGAGGTGCGCGAGACGGCAGAGCAAGAGGCAAAGAAGTACCGCCGCAGCCTGAATGCAGAGATTGGTTTGCTGATCGAGGAGGGATTCAAGTGGCGCGAGATGCAGAGCAAGCAGGCAGTAGCCTGAAAAGACGAAGCCCCGGCGGGCAGGCCAGGGCTTCGATGAGCAACGTAGTAACCACCAAGGAAACAAACGTCATGAGCAAGAATAGCACAGAAGAATCCAAGATCATCCCATTCGACTTTGGCAAGAAGCCGGTACGCGCCATGCTGATCGACGACCAGCCGTGGTTCGTTGCTGATGACGTTGCTGACGCCCTGCAGTACAGCGAGGCATCGGCTATGACTCGCCATTTGGATGAAGATGAAAAGGGTCTGTCGATTGTGCAGACCCTTGGTGGAGACCAGAAAATGCTGGTCATCAACGAGTCAGGCCTCTACTCGGCGATCCTCCGAAGCCGCAAGGCCGAGGCCAAGCGCTTCAAGAAGTGGGTCACCGCCGAGGTTCTCCCGGCCATCCGCAAGCACGGCCGATACGAAGACGCCAAAAACACAATGACGACCCTGGTTGGCGATGTCATCGGCAGCACAGGCGAGATCGTCCTTGATCGGGTGATTGATCAGAAGGGCTACCGGATTGACCCGGCCCTGCAGCGCAGCTTCAAGCACACGATGAAAAGCCGCCTTCGCACTCGCTTCAATGTGCAGAAGACATCGCTTATCCCAGCCGATCAACTGGCCGACGCCTGCAACTTCATCGCTGCCTACGCGCTGGAAGGCGAGTGGCTGCCGAGGAAGGGGGAGCCGGAAAAGCGTCTGGACATCGACTTCACGGTCGAAAAGTGGATTGCCGAAAATCCCTACGGACTCGACTCTGCCAAGTTTGACCCCGCAGGCTTCGTTCGAATTCCGCTCAAGGCCCTCTACGGGATGGAATGTAGCTCTCCGACCATGGCGCTACTAAGGATCTTGGATAGCGCCGGGTATGAGGTGGAGGCCTGTAGGATCGAGGTGTCCGCAATGAAGGATCATATCGACGTGGTCAACCGGGTAATGGGAGAGATCCAGGGGGACATCGAGAGCGCCCGCAAACGAGCCCCGCTTGCCCCCTTCAGGGCGAAGGTGATTCCGCTCCGCAGCGACATCTGACCCACCGGCCAAGGACGGCCACCCTCAACCATAACCCGGCCAAGCGCTGGGTTTTGGTGGTGGCGTTTTGGTACTCTCCGGGGCTCATTGAGAGACTTTTGCTCGGGGAGTGTATGGAGGCTGATGAAAAGTTTTGCCAGTTTTGTGCTGAGGTTGTCAAAGAGCAGGCAGTCAAGTGCAAGCATTGCGGATCTGACCTGACGAAAGATGAGGAGGGCGCAAAGCGAAAATCGTCAGGATGGAAGGCGGCTTTGCTGGGTTCTCTGGCTGTCGGGGTGTCCTTTCTTGGCTATGGGGCCTACCTATCCAGTACTCCAGAAGGGAAAGAAAGAGCAAAGCTGAGAGCGGCAATCGAACTTTGTAGAAAGGAAGAGGGTAATTACCAGGGAGGCCTTGGCGAAAGGCGAATTATCACCGGGGCATGCGAAAAACTTGAGAGTGATCTTGCCAGCGGCGGCCAGAAAGCAGTAACGCATGCTGGGCCTGTAGCGCTCTCCGTCGGACAGAAGTCGAAGCCAGTAAAATTGGCTATTCCGGTAAGGAATGGGCCTGATTTTTCATTCGCAAAAGTTATTCGCTCCACGAGGGGCGGAGAAATTTTGACGGTTATATCCATGCAAGACGGATTAGCGAAGGTTTCAGGGGATAACGGCCTAGAGGGATGGGTTATCCCGGAAATGTTGGACTGGTAGCCATTTCCAGCAAAAGCAGAATTATCCACCGCCTTCGGGCGGTTTTTTATTGCCCGGAGGAAACCAATGCCAAGCATTGCCAGCTTGTCCGTCGAGATCAACACGAGCGATGCTGCTCGGGCGGGAGAGGATCTCGACAGGATGGTCGATGCCGGCCGTCGAAGTGAGGAGGCAGCGCGGCGACTCAATGGATCATGGAAGAAATCCCTGTCCGGTATTGCTGGCGACACTTCGCAAATCGTGCGTGAGCTGCAAGCGCTCAATGCCAAGCAGGATGCAACTGCGCAGCTGATGGCTACCGTCGGCCAGTCTGTTACCCAGGCATCGGCAGCCTTTCAGTCCAGCGTTTCAGCGATATCCGCATACCGTGCGCAGTCTGAACAGCTTGGCAGGACGGAGAGCGCCAATACCAGCGCGGTCAATGGTACGTCTAGCGCGCTCAATAGGCAGCGAGACGACCTGGCAAAGCTGCTCGGCCAGATAGACCCGACGGTAGCCGCCTTGGGCAGGCTGGATGAAATGGAAAAGCGGCTTCAGGGCTTTCGAAATAAAGGACAGCTCGACGCCCAGACCTTTGCCGAATACAAAACCAAGATCGACCAGATGCGCGAGAGCGTCACCGCGACCGCTGACTCATGGGATCGGGCGGGTATTTCGTCGAAGCAGATGCAGGCGGCCCTACGCGGCCTACCGGCGCAGTTCACCGATATCGTTGTCAGCCTTCAGGGCGGCCAGGCCCCACTGACCGTCCTCTTGCAGCAGGGCGGGCAGATCAAGGACATGTTCGGCGGGGTAGGGCCGGCATTCTCGGCCCTCGGCGGTTACATCATGGAGCTCGTTGGCCCTGTCACCGTTGCGGCAGCGGCTGTTTCCACGCTGGGGTTCGCGTATTACCAGGGAAGCCGAGAGCAGTCCGAGTTCCGCGAATCCCTTGCGCTGACCGGTAACAGCCTGGGCACCACTACCGGCAACCTTGCATCCATGGCCAAGGAGGTAGGTGGCGTCATTGGCACGACAGGCATTGCGGCTGAGGCCCTGACTGCGCTGGCTTCGACCGGAAAGGTGACCGGAGCCAATCTGCAGGCTATTTCCACCGCCGCGGTGACCATGCAGCGCGCAACAGGCAAGGCCGTGAGCGAGACGGCTGCTGAGTTCGCATCCCTTGCGGATGATCCTGCCCGCGCAGTCGTCACGCTCAACCAGAAGTACAACTTCCTGACCGCTGCTGTTTACGAGCAGATCAGAGCGCTGCAGGCGCAAGGTGATCGCTTGGGTGCACAGGAAGTAGCCGAGCGCGCCTTGGCAGACGCGCAGACGCAACGCGGAAACGATCTAATAGAAAACCTGGGGTACATTCGTGCCGCGTGGCATACGGTAGCGGAAGCGGCAAAAGGCGCATGGGATGCTGCCCTGAACGTCGGCCGCGAGGATACCCTTGATGCCGCTCTGACGAAGCTGGAAGAGCGCTTAAGAAATGTGCGCAATGCGGCAACACCTGCCGTATTTTCGGAAAATCCTGATCTAGGCCTGCTGGCTGGTGGCGAGGCCGGCGCGCAGGGAGCGATCGAGGCAACTCTGCAGCGGGAGGTCGATACCGTTCGGGAGGCCCGGGAAAAGATGTTCGCTGCTCAGAATTTCAAGAGCTCTCAGTCGTTCTATGACAGCTTCCTTGAAGGCCTGCGGGCAGATGCTCCGAAAGCCGAAAGGCTGAAATACGAACTGGAGAAATTGGCACGCGAGGTTGGGCTGGCCAGGCAGCGCGGGTTCACGGTCAGCGAAGAACAGTATCAGCAACGGGTTGCTCAGCTTCGGGAGAAGTACAAGGAGTCGGCAGCGAAGTCGACGCCCGTCAATCTGACCGAAGTCAAGGATGTGCAAAACGACCTGAAAGCGATTCAGGCCGAATACAGCAATGCCAACAAGACGCTGGAGGCAAACCAGCGCGCAGGGCTCATTTCCCAGCAGTCGTACTTGGATCAGCGGACAAGCCTGATTCGCCAGGAGCGTGATGAAGTCGAGAGCGCCTACCAGCGCCAGATATCAGCCCTGGAAGAAGTCCGCGGCCGCAGCACCACAAACGCGAACCAGCGAGTGCAGCTTGACCAGAAAATAGCCGATGCTCGAGCGGCGATGGTCAAGGCGCAGAAAGCCTCCGACAGCGAACTGGAAGTGCTCAGCATCAACGAGCAGGGCCGCCTCCTCAAGCAGTCGCAAGCAATCAGCACATATACCCAGGCCCTCAATCAACAGGTCGAAGCCCTGCGCAATCAGGGCGCACGCGCAGTCGCAGGCGTGGGAATGGGTGACCGACAGCGCGGGATTTACGATCAGCTCAACGGCTTGGCCGATCAAGCCGCGCAGCAGCAAATCGACCTGGCCAACCAGTACGGAGACGGCTCGCGCGGCATGAGCCTGGAGGAGTACACCGCCAAGCTGCAGGCGCTAAAGGACACCCAGAACGACCTGCGCGCCACGGTAATCAGCAACTATGACGCCATGGCCGAGGCCCAGAGCGACTGGCGAGCCGGCGCCAAGGCCGCCTACGAGAACTACCTCGAAGACGCACGAAACGTCGCTGGCATGACGGAGAACCTGTTCACCAGCGCCTTCAGCAGCATGGAGGACGCCGTCGTCGAGTTCGCGATGACCGGAAAGCTCAGCTTCGCCGATTTCACCAAGTCGATTTTGGCCGATATGGCCCGGATCGCGGCGCGGCAGGCGAGCTCATCGATTCTGTCGGGGCTTGGCGGGGTCGCTGCCTCGGCGATTGGCGGACTGTTCGGCGGCAGCACGGCCGGCAGCAGTATCTCCGACTACGCCAGCGTTGATCTGTCGAACTTCCGTCCGCAAGCCAAGGGCGGCGCCTGGATCGATGGCGTGCAGGCCTTCGCCAAGGGTGGCGCCTTCACCAATAGCGTTATCTCGAGCCCGACCCTGTTTCCATTCGCCAAGGGCACCGGGCTGATGGGGGAGGCTGGGCCGGAGGCGATCATGCCGCTGACCAGGGGGGCGGACGGGTCGCTCGGGGTGCGGGCAATGGGCGGCGGTGGCAGCACGCCGATCGTTATCAACGCTCCGGTCACCGTCCAGGCCCAGCCTGGAATGAGCAGCCAAGAGGCAGCGCGCCAAGGCGCTCAGATGGGGCAGGCGATGACGGCCGAGATCCGCAAAGCCATTGGCGTTGAGCTGAGGCAGGGCGGCCAAATCTGGCGAGCCCTCAACGGGAGATAGCTGTGCCGATACAGACGTTCAACTGGCCGGCCCAGCACGGCGACTCGCCGGATATCAGCTACCGCACCAGGACCGCTCAATTCGGCGACGGATATGCCCAGGTTGTCGGCGACGGAATCAACAACAAAGTCCAGAGCCACGCCATCACATGGACGGGAGCCAAGGAGACGGCCCTGGAGATCATGGCGTTCCTCGACGAACACGCCGGATACAAGGCTTTCCTGTGGCGTTCGCCGCTCGGCGAGCTTGGGTTGTACCGATGCAGAAAGCCCGTTCCTACCCCGCTGGGAGGAGGGATTTTTCGTATCTCGGCCACCTTCGAGCAGGCCTTCCATCCGGCCAGTGGCGGTCAGTCATCGCCCAGTGACGCAGTGGTCATCAACCCGACGGCGATCATTCTGGAGTAATCATGACGATGCAGACAATTAACCTCGGCACCGCACCAGGCGGGGCTGGGGGGGATACCGCGCGCTCTGCGTTCGAGAAGGCCATGGCCAACTTCGAAGAGCTGTTCTCGCAGGGGTATCGAAAGAACAACGTCGTTGGGACTGTCGAGCAGTCCGGGGGAGTCCCGACTGCAGCGATTATCGAGCAAGGATCCAATGCGAATGGCCGATACACCCGCTTCGCCGACGGGACACAGATATGCATGAAAATGGTCACATGGTCACAGCACACCGGCGGCGGCGCGCAAAGCGCTACCAACATCCAGAATGCCGCCTCTTTCGTTGGGCAGGTGTATTCCTTCCTGAGCCAGAACTGCGGCTGGGGTCAAAATGTAAAGCACTGGATGGAAGGTCAGAGTAGCAACGGAGCCACGGTCTACGTTCGAAATGATCATGTGGATCCGCTGGATATCACCGTCTTCTGGCTATCCGTTGGCCGCTGGTACTGAGGCTTCTATGCGCATCGACTTTTCTCCAGTTCGCAGTGACCTGGGCCTGACGGCCTCCAAGAGTGGCGACACCCTGACCGTCAACGGGGAGTCCTTCGATTTCAGCCAGCTCCCCGACGGCGCAACATTACCGGCCGAGGCCATCGGCAGCCCCCTGTTCTGCGGCCCCGTCGAGCGGGTCGGCGGCGAGCTGCACGTCACCTTGCTGTTACCCCATGGCCCCAATCCAGCCCAGGCGCAGGCCTTCCCTCAGCCGATCACCGTGACGGCCGATGGACAGATCCCCCTGCCGGCTGGCGTAGCCGAAGAGGAGCAGTCCGCATGATCGACTGGAGCCAGATGAAGACGGCCGAGCAGAAGGACGCCGAGGCCGCGACGGCCGAGCAGGGCCGTATCAATGCAGCCGCGCGCGCATACCTGACGAGCACCGACTGGTACATCCTGCGCCTGCAGGAAACGGGCGAGCCGGTGCCGCCCGATGTGCTGGAGCAGCGGGCTGCGGCGCGCGCGCAGGTGGTCGAATGATCACCGCCGACGTCCAGCTGCTGGAGCCCGGCAGCGAGATCCGCCTGTTCGAAGTGGACTGCACCGCCTTTGGCGGCGTCCTGCTGCGTTTCCACGGGCACAACATTCCGCACACGCCGACGGAGCTAGCGGCGTTCGCCGGGGATTCCGATGAGCTGCCGGCCAAGTCCATCTGGTGGCAGGGCGCCGAGTATTCGGCCTGGCCGGTAGAGGTCGAGGGCCTGGAGGTCACCGGCGACGGCCGTGCGCCGACCCCGACGCTGAACGTCGGCAACATCGGCGGGAGCATCAGCGCCCTGTGCCTGCAGCTCGACGACCTGCTGCAGGCCAAGGTGATCATCCGCGAGACCTTCGCCCACTACCTGGACGCGGACAACTTCGAGGGCGGCAATCCGCAGGCCGACCCCACGCAGGAGAAGGTCGAGACCTGGTACATCGACCAGAAGACCAGCGAGACGGGGGAGGCCATCGAGTTCGCCCTGTCCTCGCCGGCAGACCTGCAGGGCCAGCAGATCCCGGCCCGACAGATCCATGCCCTCTGCCACTGGGCGCTGTGCAACGAATACCGCGGCGCCGACTGCGGATACACCGGTGGACCGGTCTCGACCGAGGACGGGGCGCCGACCGACAACCCGGCGCTGGACCGGTGCGGCGGGCTGCTGAGCGACTGCAAGGCGCGCTTCGGCGATAACGAGCCGCTGAGCTTCGGGGGCTTCCCGGCCTCTTCGCTGATTCGGGGGTGAGGATGGAGCAGCACCTGATTGACGCCATCCGCGCCCACGCCGCGGCGGAGTACCCGGCTGAGTGCTGTGGCCTGGTCGTGCAGATCGATGGCCGGCCGCAGTACATCCCCTGCCGCAATATCAGCGGCGAGCCGGGCGACCGGTTCGAGCTGGCCCCCGAGGACTACGCGGCCGCAGAGGACCTGGGGGAGATCGTCGGCATCGTTCACTCGCACCCGGACGCGACCAGTCGGGCCTCGCCGGCGGATGCCGCCCTGTGCAACGCCGGCGAGGTCCCCTGGCACATAGTCTCCTGGCCCGAGGGCGACCTGAACACCCTCCGCCCGGCGCCGGCCCCGCTGCTGAGCCGGGAGTTCGTGCACGGCGTGCAGGACTGCTGGCAAGTCTGTGCCGACTGGTACGGGCGGGAGTGGGGCCTGGAGTTCGAGCGATTCGACCGCGCCGACCGCTGGTGGGAGGACACCCAGGGCGAAAGCCTCTACGAGGCCCGCTACGGGGCCGCCGGCTTCTACCGGGTGGACGCTCCGCAGCGCGGCGACATGCTCGTGATGCGCATCGGCCGCACGGCTCACCCGAACCATGCTGGGATCTACTTGGGTGACAACCCAAGCCTGCCCGGCGAGGCGGCGCAGGTGTTCGGCCCTGGCCCGTTCCTGCTCCACCACCTGTACGGGCGGCGCTCGGAGATCATCGTGTTCGGTGGGCAGTGGCTGGAGCGGACGGCGCTGATCCTGCGGCACAGAGAAGCGAGGAAGGCCTCATGACCATGACCACCATCAAGCTCTCCGGCAGCCTGGCCAAGGCATTCGGTCGGGAGCACCGGCGGCAGCTTGATAGCGGAACAACCCATGAGGCCTTCAGGGCACTGAGACACACGTTGCCAGGCTTCGAGGCGTTCATCCGCGACGCCGAAAAGAAGGGGCTGCGCTATGCCATCTTCCGCAACCGTCGGAACGTCGGGCAGGAGGAGTTTGAGCTGGGGGGTACCCAGGAAATCCGCATCGTGCCGGTGATCGCTGGCAGCAAGTCCGGCGGCATTTTCCAGACAGTGCTCGGCGCAGCGTTGATTGCGGCGGCTGCGTTCATGCCGGCCGCGGCGCCGGCCGCGCTGACCGGATCCCTGATGAGCATCGGTACGTCCATGGCCATCGGCGGTGTCATCCAGATGCTCAGCCCGCAAGCCAAGGGCCTCAGTACCCGCGAAGACCCGGACAACAAGCCCAGCTACGCCTTCGGCGGCCCGGTGAATACCACCGCCCAGGGAAACCCGGTCGGCGTGCTGTACGGCCGGCGCCGGATCGGCGGGGCGATCATCTCCGCCGGCATCCACGCGGAAGACCAGATGTAATCCCGCCGCCCCACCCCAAGCCCAGCCCTGCGCTGGGCTTTTTTGTTCCCGCAGGAAACCCCATGAGCGCAGCAGTCCAGATCCGTGGCCGCAAAGCCGGCGCGTCGAGCCCCCGCCAGCCGAAAGAGGCGCCGGACGATATCCAGTCCGTCGCCTACGCCAAGATTCTGCTGGCCCTGGGCGAAGGGGAGTTCGCCGGCGGCGTAACGGCCCGCGACATCTACCTCGACGGCACGCCGATCGAGGCCGCCGACGGCACCCAGAATTTCAGCGGTGTCAGCTGGGAGTTCCGCCCCGGCACGGTGGAGCAGGCGCATATCGCCGGCCTGCCGAGTGTCGACAACGAGCTCGCCGTCGGCGTCGAACTGCGCAGCGACACACCCTGGGTGCGCGCCGTCACCAATACCCAGCTCTCGGCGGTGCGGATCAGGCTCGGCTGGCCGACCCTGCAGCAGCAGAAGGACAACGGCGACATCGTCGGCTATGCGATCGACTATGCCCTCGACGTGGCGACCGATGGCGGCGCCTACCAGCAGGTGGCGACCTACACCGTCAGCGGCAAGACCACCAGCACCTACGAGCGCACCCACCGGGTCGATCTGCCGGCGGCGACCTCCGGCTGGCAGGTGCGTGTGCGCCGGCTGACCGCCAACCAGGACAACAACCGCATCGCCGACACCATGCGCGTCGCAGCGCTCACCGAGGTCATCGACAGCAAGCTGCGCTACCCGAACACCGCGCTGCTGTTCGTCGAGTTCGACGCCTCGCAGTTCCAGAACATCCCGCAGATTGCCGTGGAGACCCGCGGCCGTATGGTCCGGGTGCCCAGCACCTACAACCCGACGACCCGCGCCTACACCGGCGTCTGGGACGGCACCTTCCAATGGGCCTGGACCGACAATCCGGCCTGGGTCTGGTACGACATCGTGCTCTCCGAGCGCTTCGGCCTGGGCCGTCGGATCGGCGCCGCGCAGGTCGACAAGTGGGAGCTGTACCAGATCGCGCAGTACTGCGACCAGTTGGTGTCGGACGGACAGGGCGGACAGGAGCTGCGCTTCACCTGCAATGTCTATTTCCAGTCCAGGACCGAAGCCTGGACGGTGCTGCGCGACCTGTCGGCGATCTTCCGTGGCATGAGCTACTGGGCGAACAGCCAGATGGTCGCAATGGCCGACATGCCGCGCGACATCGACTATGTTTATACCCGGGCGAATGTCATCGATGGGCGCTTTACCTACGCGAGCGCTTCAGAGAAAACCCGCTACAGCCAGGCGCTGGTCAGCTACGACAACCCGGACAACGGCTACCAGAGCGAGGTGGAGCCGGTCTCCGACAATGCCTTGGTGCGCCGCTACGGGGTCAACCAGCTCGAACTGACCGCCATCGGCTGTACCCGGCGCAGCGAGGCCAATCGGAGGGGCCGCTGGGCGCTGCTGACCAACCGTCGCGACCGCACGGTGAACTTCCGCGTGGGCCTCGATGGACAGATCCCGCTGCCGGGCCGGATCATCGGCGTGGCCGACGAGCTGCTGGCCGGCCGGCCGCTGGGCGGCCGCATCGGTGCCGTGTCGGGCCTGCAGATCACCCTCGACCGCGACGCCCAGGTGCTACCCGGCGACCGGCTGGTGCTCAACCTGCCCAGCGGAAAGGCCGAAGGCCGCACCGTGGAAAGCGTGACCGGGCGCGTCGTGACCGTGACGACTGCCTACAGCGAGACACCGAGGGTCCAGGCCGCCTGGTCCGTCGACGCCTCAGATCTGGTCATCCAGCAGTACAGGGTGATGGGCATCGGCCGACCGGAGCCAGGCCTCTACGAGATCACCGCCATTCAGCACGACCCGGGCAAGTATGCGGCGGTGGACACCGGGGCCCGCCTCGAGGATCTGCCGATATCGGTGATTCCGGCCGGCGTGCAGGCGCCGCCGACGGGAGTCACGATCGACAGCTACACCAGCGTCGATCAGGGCATCGCCATCACCACGATGCGGGCTTCATGGGCTTCGGCAGTCGGCGCGGTCGCCTACACCGCGGAGTGGCGCAAGGACAGCGGCGACTGGGTATCGGTGCCGCGGACCTCGGCGCTCGGCTTCGAGGTCCGCGGCATCTACGCTGGCCGCTACCTCGTGCGCGTGCGGGCGATCAATGTCATGGACGTGGCCTCGGCTCTGGCCTACAGCGCCGAGACCGAGCTGACCGGGAAGACCGGCGCGCCGCCGGCGGTGGCCTACCTGACGACTGCGCCGCTGGTGTTCGGCATCCGGCTCGACTGGGGATTTCCGGAGGGGGCCGAGGACACCCAGCGGACCGAGATCCAGTACAACACGACGCAGACCGAAGCCGGCGTCCTGCACCTGGGCGACTATGCCTACCCGACCAACAGCCACACGCTGACCGGCCTGGCGGCGGCCATCACCCTGCATTTCCGGGCGCGCCTGGTGGATCGGACCGGCAACATCGGGCCATGGTCGGACTGGGTCATGGGCCAGTCGAGTACCGACGCCACCGAGATCCTCGACTACCTGGCCGGCCAGATCAGCGAAACCGAGCTGGCCCAGCAATTGGCGGAGCGCATCGATCTGATTGACGGCGACGGTCCTGGATCGGTCAATGAGCGGATCAGTCAGGTGGCCGATACGCTGACTTATGACCCGGAAAGGACGTATCTCTCGGGTGAAACCGTGCGAATGGGTCAGCGGCTTTACCAGGCCTCGCAGGATGTTCCACTCGATACGCCGCCACCGAATGTGGCGTACTGGCTGGATATCGGCCAAGTCGTGCAAGAGTCGAACGCGCTCGCGGCCCAGGTCGAGCAGAACACCACGCGCATTAACGATCCGGAAACCGGCCTTGAGGCACAGGCCGAGCGTTTGGAGGGGGTATACGCCAAGGTAAGTCCGCCAATGGCGGGCGACTCCGGGCTGATGGCCGGCTCCACTACGGTGATGGCGGGGGTCTGGTCGATCCAGTCCGCGGCGGCCTCCGACACCCTGGCGGTGGCCAAGCGGGTAGACCAGGCCGAGGTGTCCATCGGATCTGTTTCGGCGACCATCCAATCCGAGACGGAGGCCAGGGCTGATGCAGTCAGCGCGCTGTCATCGCGGGTCGACACTGTACAGGCCGTTGCCGGGGAAAACTCGGCGGCGATCCAGCAGGCCAGCGAGGCCCTGGCCAGCCTCGATGGAGAGCTGTCTGCGATGTGGAGCGTCAAGCTCGGCATCACCCAGGACGGCAAGTACTACGCCGCCGGCATGGGCATCGGAATCGAGAACACGCCGGATGGGATGCAGAGCCAGATCCTGTTCCAGGCCGATCGCTTTGCGGTGATCAACATCGAGAACGGGCAGATCAGCTCTCCATTCGTGATCCAGGGCGGCCAGGTGTTCATCAACTCGGCAATCATCGGCGACGGCACCATCGACATGGCCAAGATCGCTACGGCGCTGCAGTCGACGAACTACGTCGCGGGCCAGACTGGCTGGCGGCTAGTTAAAGATGGCACGTTTGAAATCAACGGCAGCGTAGCGGGGCAGGGGCGCACGCTGCTAAATAACAGCGGCGTCTATGTCTACGATTCAAATAACACCCTGCGGGTCGAGCTGGGGGCCTTGTCATAATGTTCGGGCTCAAGGTTTATGACGAAAATGGGACAGTGATCCTGAACTCGGCGGACTTCACTTATGAAGTCATCTTCAATGCAACTCTGGATTGGACAGGAATAAACTTCGATGCGGAAGTCTCCTACACGGTTAGTGGGTTCGATCCGGCTACATGTGTGTTCTGCACCTTCCTGGAGGCGCCCGGCGCTTATGATCCAGAAGACGGTTATGGAGTTCCGCCGCTCCCCTATATTTATCCCATCACGTCAAATGTGATTACGCTCCGCCGCTCCACGCCGGGCAATACGTCCACCAAAAGCTATGCCAATGGCGTTTATCGATTGATTGCGTTCAGGATGCTCTGATGTTCGGACTTCGGGTAACTAACGACAGCGGGGTTATTCAGGTTTCGTCCGAGAAGCCCTATATGAGCCTGCATGCGGAGGGCTACCAGGCGATTGGCTCCACCTATCGCACAACGATTACCTTCGCGCAGCCGTGCACTACCACGCAGCCACCGATTATTTTTATTCGGGCCGAACGGGGTAGTGAGTCAGAGCAGACCTCATTTAAATGCGGAGTTACGGGCTCACCAGGTAACTGGACGGGCTTTGTGCTGATCAACGGCAACACCACGCAAGTCAACTATCTCTACTGGTTCGCGGCAGTTTGGCGTCCTCTGACCGCTTCCGGAAACTACGGGATGCGTATCCGGGATGCCAATGGCGATGTTTGCTTTCACGCCTCAAGCCAGCTGATCAAATTCAGTCGCGTTATCACCTCATGGACTGAACTTTATAATGATGGTTTCGTTGCTACGTTTGGCAGTGGAATCATCATTTCCAGTGACGAATACATGATGGCCAGTCATTGCCATACCTCGATGGTTTCCTGCTATGGGGGTATCCAGCATATCGGGGTCACCCTCGATGCCGATGCTCAGGTAATGGTGACATTCACTGGGCATGTGACTAATTCAGGGATTGGGTACTTTCCTCTGTTACTGGCCAAGAAAAGCTAAGGCCCATCAATAACGCGCTAAAAAGCCCGCGCCCTGCGGGCTTTTTTGTTCTCGCCTATTTGGAAAGACTGCCAATGGAACTCAAAACATTTATTTCGCAGGATATCAGCGGAAACGTCCTGCCAATGTCGACCTGCTATCTCTATGTGCAGGGCACTGAGACTCTAGCCGGCGGCCTGCAAGATGCCTCTGGCGGATCGCTGACAAACCCATGGACCACAAACTCAAGAGGTGAAATAAAATTTTCCGCTCCTGACGGAAGTTATGATCTGCGAATTGTTAAGGGCGCGCTAGAGTCAAAGATTCGTGTCCAGTGTAACGACTGGGATGGAAAGATCAAGCTATCCGAACTGTTGAATACCGTTGACCCAGATAAGGGTGCTGGTCTTTCTGGGTACAACGAAGAACTGCCATATCCGGATTTTACGGTAGGAAAAGCAGTTAAGGACATGGCAAAAGTTTTTGTTGCCAGAACAACAAAGACCGGAAATTTATACATAGAAAATACCCCGCCAGCGAATATCCATAGGTTCTCTGATAGGATTTTTTTAGGGGATGCTGTTGATAATAACGGATCAAGCGCTTCTCCAGTAACAAGCTGGCTCGGAAAAAAGGACTATGTTGCTCCTAACGGGTCTTTGCAGCCAGGTCTAGGATGGATTGAAAATAATGCAACTTTTGCATCATATGCATCGAAAGGCGCGATAGGGATAGCAGGAGCCAGCCATACATCTGGTTTTATAACGCCCGGCGGCGCTAGTATTGGAATAGTTGGCGCAGCAGTTAACGACAATCCAAGCGTTTATATGGGGGCATATGCCGCTTATCTTGATGCAAAGTCGTACCCCACAGCAGTCGGCTCTGTTTTTGGCGTGGAAATCGGAGTAGCCAATCTCGGGGACTATGTAGACCAGTATTCCTCAAGCAACCGGAAAACATACGGAATACTGCTTGCAGCCGGGGCTGACGAAAACGTAAATGGTCTTTCAGGAGACTGCACATCAGGAATTAACTTTTCCAATAATGGGGCTCGTTGGGGTGTTGGCATTACATTTGGCTCTGGGGCTCTCAGGGCTAAAACATACCAATCTGCAACATATTACTCAGCTCTTACTCTGCGAAACTCAATGAGAATTGCGTGGGAAGGCGGAGCTGGCGAGACTTTCAACTATCTTAATGGTTATTCAACTGCGGAATCTACCGCTACCGGTATAAATCTACGAAATTCAACGATTGAACTGCAAGGCGCAACGAAGCAGATTGCATCTTTCAATGATGTATCCAACGCTGTTAATAACTGGCAGTTCAGTAACTCGGCTGATGGGTCGGCGTTGATCGCAAGGGCGGTTGGAGCTTCAAATAATATCGATATTGACGTCTATCCAAAAGGGACGCTAGGTAGGCTTAAGCTTCACTACAGCTTTGGTTCGGCAGCTAACCCTGCAAGCTTCTCGGCAAAAAAAATTGTCGAAATTAAAGATTCTAATGGCGCGGTATATTATGTTCCTGCCGATATTGCTCAATGGTGATAAGCATGTTTAAAATTGAATTGGATACGCAGGATATTCACGTGCTGAACGCTGCGATTGATGAGTTGCCATACAAAATTGCAGCGCCGCTGGTTAGAAAGATTAACTTTCAAATTGAATCGCAAATAAATTCAGCAAAAAAAGAAAACTATCAGACTGATTATAAAAGCACCGAAATAAATATTGCGCCGTGCGCAAAAGTAAATCGGGGCGCGTAATCCCTCCAATTATGGAGGGATTTATTCATGGCATAAATAATTCAGGATTTAATAACATCCTGCACGGAATCCCATAGGTTAAGTTTTTGTGGCTGGTATGGCTCCAATGATCCAAAAGCCGGTAAAAATGCATTAATAAAATTAGCAGGTTCATTCATTGGAAATTTAGCCAAGTCACGCGGATGAAAACGCCACCATTCTAATAGTTTAAGCACGGAAATTGTCTCGTCGCTGAATCTTTTCTTTATAAACTTGGCCGGATTCCCTCCCCATATTTCATATGCTGGAATATCCTTTGTTACCACGGATGCTGTGGCGACAACTGAACCATCACCTATGGTAACTCCTGGCATAAGTGAAACATTAGCGCCAATCCATACATCATTTCCGATGTTATTTCCGATCTTTTGTGGCGCGGTAACGCTGGATGGCGAAGCGAATGCTAGGTCATCATCTGGATGGCCATCTAGAGCATTTTTACCTTATCCCGATTCATATCCGGCCGCCTCGAAGTAGTGCCTGCAGTCCTGCGCCGAGAACTGTGCAATCGCCTCGCCAATGCTCTGCCACAGCTCCGGCACGGTCCGCGCCGCCGCCTTTCTCAGCAGCGCCTTGAGTTTGGAGAAGGCCATCTCGATCGGGTTCAGATCGGGGCTATAGGGGGGCAGGTAGCGCAGGGTGGCTCCCGCGCCTTCGATGGCCTGACGTACCCCCGCCACCTTGTGGGCCGGCAGGTTGTCCATCACCACGATATCGCCGGGCGTCAGCTCGGGTACCAGAACCTGCCCGACATAGGCCAGGAAG